CAGTTGAAATAACGCTAAGTCCAAATAAAGAGGGAGTAACGTCCCTGTCCGGCCAGAATATCCCGCATTCGCTCCAGAATCGCCCGTAACGGGCCAGAAGGGGCTTTGCGCTGTCTTCGGTAGTCCAAACCATTCCGTCGGCCTGTGGGCCTGTTAAATCGCTTTACGCATAGCTGCTGTCAATAGGCTAGCTGGGTCCGTTGGCTCCGGCCTCCTCCAGCAGATACGAGTAGCAGCTATCCGTAAGTCTAGACCCTGCCCTCTGCTCGCACGGTAGGGTTATCTATTCTCACGCCCGCGCGTGTAAATGCGCACGCGTAGCCCATATATAGGAGACCTAATGGCACGAGTTAGAAGCGACAGCATTACGACTGCCGTTAAGTCCGCTCAAGCTGCATCCCTCGGAGCTATCCAGCCCCTCGCCCATACCCCGCTACGAGACGCGGACTTCCCTTTCTGGGACGCTATCGTACTCGCTCGCGCTGCTGGGACGTGGACTAACTCGGACCTAGTGCTAGCTGCCAATCTGGCCCGCTGCCAATCCGATATTGTCCGCCTCCAGGTAGACCTAGAGGTAGAAGGAGACGTATCCACGTCCCAGAAGGGCACTCCGGTAGTAAATCCGAAACATGCCCTTATCGAGACGCTATCCCGTCGCGCAGTCGCTCTTAGCCGCGCCCTCCACGTCCACGCAGAGGCTACGCAGGGCCGCTCCCGAGACGCTGGCAATAAGCTAGGTGCGGAGCAGGCCGCTAGAGACGTAGTGCAGGACGACGAGGACGGGCTTATCCCGCGTCTCCGCGCAGTATGACGAAGCGCCCACTTACACGGGGCGAAAAGGTAATTGCATTCTGCGAGAAGTACTGCCGGGTCCCGGAAGGGGCACTTGTCGGCCTGCCTCTCAAGTTCGAAGACTTCCAGCGTAAGTTCATCCTCGATGTCTACGATAACCCGCACGGGACGAAGAACGGCTATCTAAGTATCGCTCGAAAGAACGGTAAGAGCGCTGTAATTGCAGCCCTCCTCCTCGCCCACTTGGTAGGCCCGGAGGCGAAGCTCAATAGCCAGATTGTCTCCGGGGCGATGTCCCGCGAGCAGGCCGCAATTATCCACGCCCTCGCCTCTAAGATGGTCCAGCTATCCCCGGAACTCTCCTCGATAGTGCGTATCGTGCCCTCGGGCAAGCGGCTGTATGGCCTTCCTCTCAATGTGGAATACAAGGCCCTCTCCGCAGAGGCGAAGACTACCCACGGCCTCTCCCCTATTCTCGCCATTATTGACGAGGCGGGCCAGATTCAGGGGCCGCAGTCGGACTTTATCGACGCTATTACCACGGCCCAGGGCGCGCACGATAACCCGCTGATTATGGTAGTGAGCACGCAGGCCGCTTCAGACGCGGACTTGCTCTCTATCTGGATCGATGATGCTCTCGCAGCGAATGACCCGCATACGGTAGTCCATCTCTACGCAGCCAAGCCGGACGCGGAGCTTATGGACCGTGAGGCGTGGCGCGCGGCTAATCCGGCCCTCGGAATATTCCGCTCTGAAGCAGACGTACTCAATCAGGCCCAAAAAGCCGTCCGGATGCCCACGAGTGAGAACACATTCCGGAACCTGATTCTTAACCAGCGCGTCTCCACGGTCTCTCCTTTCATCTCTCGGGATGTCTGGAAGTCCTGCGCCCTCGATCCGGTCGAATTCGACAAGGATACGCAGGTATTCGGCGGGCTGGACCTCTCCTCGCGCACTGACCTTACATCCCTCCAGCTTATCGGCAGGGTTAAGGGCGTATGGCAGGTAGCGTCCTACTTCTGGACCCCAGAGGCGGGCCTCTCAGACCGGGCCAAGACGGACCGTGCTCCGTACGATGTCTGGGCCAGAGAGGGGCATCTCCGCCTTACCCCCGGTAAGACCGTGGACTACGAGTACGTAGCCAAGGACATAGCGGAAATCTGCTCCGGCCTGCACCTGCATTCCATCGCGTATGACCGTTGGCGTATCGACTTGCTGAAGAAGGAATTTTCCGACATCGGCATAGACACGGAGCGGCCCGCGAAGGAAGGCGGAATCCTCCCCCTCGTGCCTCACGGGCAGGGATACAAGGACTTCGCCCCGGCTATGGACTTGCTGGAGGAGGTGCTACTCAATGGGCAGCTTGCCCACGGTATGCACCCCGTCCTAACGATGTGCGCGGCTAACGCCGTGGTAGCCAAGGACCCCGCAGGGAACCGGAAGCTAGACAAGAAGAAGGCCACGGGACGTATCGACGGCCTTGTAGCCCTAACTATGGCTTTCGGAGCTACGGTCCTCGCGGCTGGAGACCTAGAGCCGGAGAAACAATTCCAATTCTTCGCCCTATAAGGCCCCATGCAAACTAAAGCTTTCTCGGCTATCACAATCAAGGCCCTCCACGAGGAGGAGCGGAAGATTGAAGGTATCGCCAGCACCCCGGCTCTGGACCGGGTTAAGGACATCGTAGAGCCTACAGGGCTTTACTTCGCAGCAGACGCCCCGCTCCTCCTGAATCACGATCATTCCCAGCCCGTAGGCAGTGTCCAATTCGGCACGCCCACGGAGAAGGGTCTCCCCTTCACGGCCACTATCGCAAAGGTAGCCGAAGCGGGCGTAGTGAAGGACCGGACGGACGAGGCGTGGCATAGCGTAAAGAGCGGCCTTATCAAGGGCGTCTCTATCGGATTCATCCCGGACGAGTACGAACTCCTCGGGGAAGGGAAAGGCGTCCGCTTTACCAAGGCGAGCGTCCACGAGTTATCCCTCGTGGCTATCCCGTGTAATCCGGAAGCGGTAATTACGGCCTTCAAAAGCCTAGCAAAGTCTGAGACTGCGGTAGCAGTCGAAGTACCGGGCGAAAACCCCGGAGAAGCAGCGCCGCAGGGCGAAACCCAAGGCGAACAAGCGGCCACGGTCGCACCTGTTGTAAAAACCCCCCGTACGGTCGCTATTGACCTTTCGTTTCGCCGTTATCACTAAGGACTACAATATGTCTATCGCAGAAAAAATCAAAGCACTTCGCGCTGGCCTCGCACAAGCAGAAGCAGCGCGTAACGAACTCGTTTCGAAGTCGGTTACGGAAGACCGTAGCCTCACGGACGACGAAGTTAAGCAGTATAACGACTTCGGCGCAGCACTCGACGCAGGCGCAGCAGAACTTGCCCGCCTGGAAACCGTGGAGCGCTCGCTCGCAGCGCAGGCCGTCGCAGTCGCTAAGGGCGTTACCGTCCCGGCAGCGGCAACCATCGAAGTTAAGTCGAATGCCCCGAAGGGGTCGGCCTTCACGCGTACGGCTATGCTCGTGGCGAAGTCGAAGGGTAACTTGATGGTCGCTGAACGCCTCGCGGCAGAGCACTACAAGGATGATGCCGTTGTTAATGGCATTATCAAGGCCGCAGTCTCGGCAGGCTCGACGCAAGTAGCAGCGTGGGCGGGTAACTTGATCTACCCGGAAACCTACGCGGGCGACTTCGTAGAACTCCTGTACCCGGAAACCGTGTTGGGCCGCTTGGCTCTGCGTAAGGTCCCGTTTAACGTCCGTATCGCGGGACAGACTGGCGGTACGTCGGTGGGCTGGGTCGGTGAAGCACAGCCGAAGCCGGTTACGTCGGCTGCGTTTAACGCGGTGCAATTGGGCTGGACGAAGGTCGGTGCTATCTCGGTGCTGTCGGACGAGCTTATCCGCTTCTCGAATCCGGCTGCTGAAGCCCTCGTCCAAGCGGACCTTATCAAGGCCACGGCGGAAGGCATCGATAACACGTTCGTGGGTAGCGCTGCTGCCGTCGCTAACGTGTCGCCTGCTGGTATGCTGAACGGCGTTACGGCTGTCTCGGCTACGGGCGCTGATTACGAGTCGCTGCGTAAGGACGTGCAAACCATGCTCGCTCCGTTGATCGCTGCGAATCTGGACCTCCGCTCGCTGAAGATGGTTATGTCCCCGGCTCGCGCGCTGGCTATTAGCTCGATGCTTACCCCGCTGGGTGCTCCGGCATTCCCGACGATGAACGGTACGGAAGGCGGTTCGCTGCTGGGTATCCGCGTTATCACGTCTAACAACGTTGCCGGAACCTCGATCTTCGCATTCATCGAAAGCGAAATCTTCCTCTCGGAAGACGCAGGCCCTACGGTGGACATCTCGACGGAAGCCAGCATCATTATGGACAGCGCTCCGGGCACGGGCGGCGCACTCACGGCCCAGCCGGTGAGCATGTTCCAGAACGGCCTCGTGGCCCTGCGCATCCAGCAATTCATTAACTGGCAGAAGCGCCGCACCCTCGCGGCTGCTGCTATCTCGGGCGCTGCGTACGGCTCGTAATTGATTCGCCCCGCTTCGCGGCGGGGCAATGCTTAGGATAACGCATGAAACCACGCGACATTTTGCAGATTTACAACGCTATCAAGGCGGGTCTTATCGTCCTCCAGTTCTCGGGCAGTGCTCCGGCTGCTGGCACGGGCGTTAATGGGAGCATCGCGCTCGACGCCAAAGACGGCAAGCGGTACGTAAAGGCCGCTGGGGCCTGGACCGTCGCTACTGTTTAACACATAGCCTGGAGGGTTTATGCAAGACAAAGTAACCGTACAAGCCCTCCGGGATGTGCGTTTTAATCCGCCCCTGAAGGAAGGGGAACGCAGAGACTTTAGCCCCACAGACGCTCGCGCCCTTATCGCGCTCGGCTGGGCGAAGCAGGTTAATAAACCGGGGCGTCCTCGGCAGGAGACTAAATGAGGCTTTTTGGCTTTGAAGTAACCAAGGCCAAGCGGCCCGCAGCAGCCGTAGGGGCTGTGGCTGTCGGAGCACCCGGAGCAGCGGGCTACATCCGAGAGCCGTACACGGGTGCGTGGCAGCAGAACCAGAGCCTAACCACGCGGGACGGGATGCTTGCAAGCTCCGCCGTCTTCGCCTGCACGGACCTTATCTCCTCGGACGTGTCGAAGCTGCGCGTTAAGTACGTGGCCTTGAAGGACGGCGTGTGGCTGGAGTCCAGCGCGCCTCGTTATACAAAGGTGCTCCGCAAGCCCAATCATTACCAGACGCGGGACCAATTCTTTAAGGCGTGGGTTAGCTCTAAACTCGCCTGGGGTAATACGTACGTCCTGCTGAATCGTAACAGCATCGGGGGCGTGGTCTCTATGGAGGTCCTTAACCCGAAGTACGTTGTGCCTATGGTCGCTCCGGACGGCTCCGTATTCTACCAAGTGACCGTCTCCCCGCTGCAAGTCGCACAGCTAGAGGCTATCGTTATCCCGGCTCGGGACATTATCCACGATAGGGGTATCACCTCGTGGCATCCCCTCGTAGGTATGTCGCCTATCGCGGCCTGCGCCTCTGCGGCTGTACTGGCCCAAGGCATCACCACGAATAGCGCGGCCTTCTTCGCTAACGCGTCCCGCCCGTCCGGCTTCCTCACGGCTCCCGGTGCTATCAGCAACGAGACAGCAGCGCGCCTCAAGCAGCAGGTAGAGGCGAACTACAGCGGCGCGAACGCAGGTAAGACGCTTGTCGGCGGGGACGGACTCACGTACCAGCCTATGACAATGAGCGGGGCAGACGCCCAGCTTATCGAACAATTGAAGTGGTCTACCGAAGACGTAGCCCGCTGCTTCCACGTCCCGCTACACAAAATCGGGGCGGACACAGGGAGCCGCACGGCTAATAGCTCGGCTATCTACGAGGCTATGTATTACTCGGACTGCTTGCAGGGCTACATCGAAGCTATCGAGAACCTGCTAGACGACGCGCTAGACGTTCCGGACGGTGCGGGCTTCGAGTTCGATACTACCGGCCTTATGCGTATGGACGAGACAGCCCGCCACACGGCTAACGCCCAGGCGGTCGGCTCGGGCGTTATGAAAATCAACGAGGCCCGCGCAACTATCGGCCTGCCTCCTGTGGAAGGCGGGGATACCCCGTACCTCCAGCAGCAGAATTACGCCCTCTCCGCCCTCGCACGGCGGGACATTAACCCCGCACCTAGCGACACTACCCCGAAGCCCGCAGACGCGGCGCAGGCGGACAAGCCCGCAGAGAAGCCCCAGCCGAAGGAGGCCGTTCCCAATGAATGACCTTATTACGCTGGCACAGGCCAAAGCGCAGCTTCGTATCGATGATACGGAGTCGGACACGGAGCTTGCTGAGATGGTTACGGCGGCTAGCGCGGTCGTAGTCGGCTACATCGGCGGGACGGGAGCCCCGGCCTACACGGTGGACACAGTGCCCGCAGCCGTCCGTACGGCAGTCCTCCTCGTGCTCTCCTCGCTGTATCAGGACCGGGAAGGCATGGAAGACCCCGTAGGCGTAGCGGTTAAGTCGATTCTCCGCCCCTTCCGGGACCCCTCGCTAGCATGAGCAAGACCAATCCTCACAGGCTCTCACAGAGCCTCCAGGCGGGCACGCTGGACGTGCGGGTATCGCTCCAGCGTCGCACCTCCGGGAAGGACGCCCTAGGCCAGCCTGTGGACTCGTGGACGGAATACGCGAAGGTCTGGGGAGACGTACGGCAGCTTTCGGGCCGGGAGACGGTCTCCAGCACCTCCGTAGACACGGGTAACGCAAGTATCCGTATCCGCTACCGGACGGATGTAACGCACGCGGACCGGGCGGTAGCTCAGGGCATCGTGTTTAACATCGCTTCGGTTCTCCCTAACGTCAAGTCCCGCGAGTACACGGACTTGGTATGCACACAGAACGCTAATGACGGTTGAGGCCATTGTCTATAGCGCGCTCGCCTCTCTCGTCTCCGGCCAAGTCTTCCCCGATGTAGCCCCCGGCAGCACTCCCGCCCCTTGGATTACATACCAAGCCGTAGGGGGCCAAGCGTTCGCCACGGTGGACGCGGCTACCCCTATCACGCGTAACGCGCGGGTGCAGGTATCCGTATGGGCTAAATCCCGGCTTCAGGCTGCGGAGATTATGGAGCAGGCGTACCAAGCGCTAGCTAACCCCGTAGTAAAGGCCGTGCCTATCGGCGGGCCGGTAAGTACCTTCGAGTCCGATACGCTGCTATACGGCTCATCCCTAGATTTTTCGATTACATATTAAGGATTGCAAATGAGTTCTACTGCACAAACGGCACAAGGTACGGTTATTGCCATTGATACCGGCACGGGGACGCCCACTTGGACGCCTATCGTTAATGTCTCGGACATTAGCGGCTTCGACGGCAAAGCCTCGGAGATTGATACCACGGACCTTAGCTCGACGGCTAAAGAGCGTCGCCTTGGCTTGCAGGACTGGGGTAACGTTACCCTCGCCCTCAATATCAATTTGAAGGATGCCAGCCACTCGGCACTTCTGGCAGCGAAGAAGGCGGGCACGCAAAAGAGCTTTAAGGTTACGCTCTCGGACGCTACTACGATTGCCTTTAGCGCGTTCGTGGCTACGTTCCCTATCTCGGCAAAGGTGGACGGCGTGTACACGGGTTCGGTTAGCCTGACGATTACGGGTGACATCACCGTTACTGTCGGCAGCTAATGGACTTTGTAGAGAGTCTGGTACGGGAAGCGATGGAAGAAGTCCAGCGTAACGCCGTACCCGTTATCCGTGGTCTCCTCGCAGCAGCTCGCGAGGACGCCCCGCCCAAAATGTGCTCCTTTGAAGAAGGCTGCGAGGCCTGCCAATAATGAATAAATTTGAATTGTTCGAGGCCCTCGAATCGCAGATTGAAGCGATCGAAGTTAAGGCCCTCCGCGTTACGTTGCACTTCCGCGCACTCACGGGAACCGCCCGCGATGCCTTTAACGCTGCCATTACGGCGGGCGACAAAACTAATAGCCACTTTGAAGCGGCCCTTGTCGCGGCTACTGTGGTGGAGGAGGACGGCCTCCCGATGTTTAGCGCGGACGACATCGATACGTTACGCGCTAAGAATGCGAAGGCCCTTACCGCCCTCGCGGAAGTCGCAATGCGCGTAAATATGATCGGCGCGGAAGCGGAGCAAGAAGCGGTAAAAAACTAAAGGCCAGTCCGGAACGCTTAATGTGGTTCCGGCTGGCTAAAGAATTAGGCATGAGTGTACGTAGATGCCAGCAGGAAGTATCTAGCCGGGAGTTCGCGGAGTGGGTAGCGTTCTACGCGCTAGAACCCTTCGGGGACCGTATACAAGACATCCGTATGGGAACTCTCGCCAGCGTGCAGGCTAATACGAATCTGTCCAAGGGCGCTACGCCGTTTAAGCCTATGGACTTCGTTCCGTGGGCGGACGTTCCGGAGCCTCTCCGCGCTGCCGCGCCTCCTGAAGCCGTAGCGGCCTCCGTCTTCGGTATTGATCTAGCGGCCCTCCGGGCGCAGGGCGGGAAGACGCACGTAATCAAGAATCCTAGGGGGTAAGAGTGGCGAAGACATTTTCTGTAGAGAACGCGGACGCCCTCTCCCAGGCCCTCCTAGACCTAGAGCAGGCCGTCTCGGAGTCCACCCTCCGGCAGGCAGCAGCAGCGGGGGCCACGGTCTTTAAGAACGAAGTATTCCGCTACGTGCCCCGCGATACCTGGGACCTCGCTAGCGGCCTCACAGTGGCGTACCTCCCGGAGGACAGCGCTACGGGGAGGCTTGCTACGTATGAGACGGTCTTCGTAGGCGACACGCGGCCCAAGGGAAAGAAGGGTAAGAAAGTGTCCCGCCGTGCCCTCGCGGGCTGGCTGGAGAACGGTACTAGCAAAATGGCAGCGCGCCCCTTCGTCCGGCCCTCGTTTGAGGCCCGCAAGGAAGACGCAGCAGCCGCAGCTAACAAGGTAATTTTCGACGCACTTAAGCCCAAGGGGTAGCAATGTCCACAAGTACGAATAACACCACAATTAAAATGTCGGTGGACGCCTCCGGGGTAGAAGCAGGCGTCAATAAGATTAAAGCCGGGGCTAGCAGCATCGGGGCCAGTATGTCCCAAATGGAGCGCTCCGCTGCGATTGTAGAAGCGGCAATGAAGGAGGCCGTAGCTAACGGCGTAGAGCCTAACGTCCGCGCTATTAAGAAGCTCGCAGACGAGACTATCCGGACCTCCGATACGCTCGGCAAGACCCGCGCGCAGCTATTGGAGCAGAAGGCCGCCCAGTTAGGCGTTACTTCCGCCCTGTCCGGCTACGTTGAGAAGCTCAAGGAAATTGAGTCCGCCTCGCGGGGTATGGGCAAGGTAGACGCGGCCCTCTCGCGTACGGGCGTCTCGGCAGCGCAGACAGCCGCAGCTATGCGTATGGTCCCGGCCCAAATGACGGACATCGTTACGCAGCTTGCGGGGGGACAAAGCCCTCTGCTGATTCTCACGCAGCAGGGCGGGCAGTTGAAAGATATGTTCGGGGGCGTCGGCGCGGCAGCGCGCGGCTTCGGGACCTACCTCGCCTCGCTCGTTACTCCCGTAACGGTGGGCGCGGCGGCCCTCGCGGGGCTGGCCTATGCCTTTTATCAGGCCTCAGAGGACGCGAAGGCGTTTAACGCTACGCTAGTCCTCACGAACAATTACGCGGGCCTTACCGCTACGTCCGTGGCGAACATGGCCCAGCGCGTGGCGGTGGCCTCAGATTCGAGCTTCGGGAAGGCCGCAGAGGTTCTACAGACCCTCGCCACTACCGGCCAGTACACTAGCTCCGAGATGGAGGGGCTGGCTAACGTTATCGTCCGGACGGCTGCTATCTCCGGTAAGTCTCTGGAGGATGTCTCCAAGACGTACGAGGGACTGGCAGAGGACCCCGTTAAATGGGCCACGTCCCATAACGACTCCATGCACTTTATGGATACGGCTACGTACCAGCATATCCAAGCATTGCAGGAGGCAGGGAACAAGCATGAGGCAGTACAGGCGGTAATTGAGGCAGCTACCAAGCAGGTAGAGGACTCTAGCTCGAAGCACCTCTCCGCAGCCGCGCAGGCATGGCGGACGCTCGGGAATGAGGTATCTACGTTCTGGGCGAAACTGAAGCAGGGCGCGAGTACCGGCCCGTCTCTGCAAGACCAGATTGATACCCTCACGAACGAGAAAAACGGGCTAGGTACTGGCTCCGTAACGGCAGGCTACCGCAAGCAGCTAGACGACCGTATCTCCCTCCTCCAGGAGCAGCAGCGTACGGAGGCGAAGGCCGCAGAGGCGCAGGCCCGCACTACCGCTATCAATGAAGCGGGCGTACAGGCGGCTATCCGCGTGGACAAACTCCGCGATCAGGTAGCGACGAATGCAGAGAAGCGGACGAAGGAACTTGCAAAGCTAGCCAAGGACCGGGAGGCTATCCTCGCGGGCGGTGGGACGTTCTCGGACGCAGACTACGCCCGTATGCAGGCCGATATTGCGGACAAGTACAAGGACCCGAAGGCCCCTAAAGCCCGGAGCAATGAGAGCGGGATTAATACCCAGCTAGCCACACTCCAGGCGCAGAACAAGGCCATTGAGCAGGAGGAGAAGCGTAGCCTTACCTCCCTTAAATCTCAGTGGCAAGCCGGGGCGATCGATCAGGAGACGTACCTCCAGCACGTCCACGATATACAGGCGAAGGCCCTAGAGGCGGAGGCAGCGAACGCCCAGCAGCGGGCGGACATCGCGGGCGGGAAGAAGGAGAAGGCCGCGCAGGCCCGCGCACTGGAGGAAGTTAAGAGCCTCAACGCGCAGCGGGTAGCGCTGGATCAATCCCTCACAGAGAGCCTTGCTACCCTCGCAGCGAAACGGGCGGCAGACGTTGCGAAGTACGGGCAGGAGCAGGCAGCAGACTTCCGAAAGAAGCAAGCGGCCCAGCAGCACGACTACGGCACGATGTTTCTCTCCCCGCTCGATAAGGCCAATGCGGACGCAGCTTTTAATCTCCAGCAGCAGCAGGAGCAGAAGCTCGCGGCCCTCCGTGCGGAGTACTCAGGCCCGCAGGCGGACCAGAAGGAGTACGGGGAGAAGCTGGACCAGCTCCGTATCTACCACGAGGCAGAGTTAGCGCAGTTCCAATCCTCGCTCCAGCAGCAGGCGGAAGTACGTAACAGCTATACCGCGCAAATGAAGCTCGCTATGGGTCAAATTTCGGGCACGGCGCAGACTAGCGCGGAACTCGCAGGCTCGGCCTTTACCTCCGCCTGGGGGAATATGTCCTCCGCGTTGGACGAGTTCGTTACGACAGGCAAGCTTAACTTCTCGTCCCTCGCCTCTAGCATCCTCGCGGACCTCGCAAAGATTGCGCTACACGCGGCAGAGGTGCAGATATTTAAGTCTGTCTCCGCGTCTATGGGCTTCTTCAGCGAAGGCGGGGAAGTCGGCCATTACGCGGACGGCGGGGCTATCTCCGGGGCGGGCACGGGCACTAGCGATAGTATCCCGGCCATGCTCTCTAATGGGGAGTATGTGGTTAAGGCGTCGCAGGCGGGCAAGTATCGTAGCCTGCTGGAAGCCATTAATAACGGTCATATGTCGCACTTCGCCACGGGCGGGGCTGTCGGCTCTGTCCCGGCCAGCACCTCGGGCGGCTCGGTAACTAACCTCCAGATGAACCTCCAGGCGGGCGGCTCTAACGGCCTGTCTCAGGAGGACCTTATCGCCCTCGCCCCGCTGTTTCAGAACCTCATAGATAAGCGTCTCGCCCAGCGTATGAACGGGCAAGGCGGCTACGGGTACAAACTGAAGCACGGGCAGATGTAACCTACACACAGGAGTAAGGCTGTATGCCAGCTACTTTTCCATATCAGCCTTCCCTAGATGTAGTCGGGACTACTACGTACTCCGTGCGTACAGCCCAGTTCGGGGACGGCTACAGCCAGTCCGTGGCGAATGGCATTAATAACGCCGTGGACTCGTGGCCCCTTACCTTCTCCGGAAGCTCCGCAAAGATTGCGGCAATTAAGGCCTTCTTCGATGCAACACAGGGTTACGTGTCTTTCTATTGGACGCCTCCCCTGGGCACACAAAGCCTATTCCGGGCAGGGCCGTACACGATCCAGCCGCACGGCGGGGACTCGTACACGCTAACCGTAACCTTCTCTGAGGTCTTCTCTTAATGGCAGCATTACAAACCGTAGCCTTTGGCGCGGCCTCGGACGGTAGCCAAGGCGACAGCGTACGCACAGGCTTTACGAAGGCGAATAGCAATACCGCTATCCTCCAGGCGCAGGCAGCGCTTACCGCCTTCGCTAGCACAATCACCACGGCGCAGGCCCTTACGGTCGCGCATGTGGGTAAGCGGGTAAATATCAACCTCGCCACGGCGGGAATTATCAATCTCCCGTCCGCTGCTACGTGTGCTGCGGATAACGTGCTCCTCCTGCGTAATCTCGGCACTACGATTATTACGCTTGCCATTACCACAGGCTCCGGAGACACAGTAGCCCTCTCTAAGCTCAATCCGGGAGAGACGGCCCTACTAGATACAGACGGCGTACACGCTTGGACGTGTCTATTTCGGGGCCGCGCTATCACGGATAACGAGGCTGTAGTAGGCGCGCTCTCCGTGGGCGGTGCGTACTCCGGTCCCAGCGCGGCCTACACGGGTAACGTTACCGTGGGCGGGACGCTGGGCGTTACCGGGGCTGCTACCTTCACGGTGCGCCCTACGTTCGCGGGTAATACACCTTGGGACAGCGGTAATCTCGTTATCGGTAACTACATGCCCAAGGCCGGGGGCACTTTTACGGGCGGTATCGCAGTTACCGGCGCGCTGTCTTGTACGGCTAACCTGACAGTTACCGGGGCGGCTTACGCATCCCAATACAACGTAGGTACGGGGGGCGTGCTGCTTATCTATGACGGAGGCAGCGGTAATATTACCCTTCGCACAGGCGGGGCCGCTCGTTACTTCTCGTTCGATAACGTGGGTAACGGCAATGCTCTTAACGGGACGTGGATTAACGGCTCGGACGAGAGGCTTAAGCAGAACATCGTAACCATCGATAGCCCGCTCGCTCGTGTGCTGGCTATGCGGGGCGTCTACTACGAGATGAAAGACACGCCCGGAGAGCGGAAGGTAGGGGTTATCGCGCAGGAAGTACAGGCGCAGTTCCCGGAAGCCGTCTCCAGCATGGGCGGAGAGGATAACTATTTGGGCGTCGCATACGGGAACCTCGTAGGCCCGCTTATCGAAGCTATCCGCGAACTCTCTATTAACCACGAGGCCGCACTCGAAAGAATCGCAGCCCTTGAGGCCAAGCTCGCATAAGCACGCCCTCATAATTTAGGACTCCACATGGCATCTAATCTTAAGTACTCCGCAGCGCTGAAGAACGCGCAGCAGAACGCTATCACCTCGCAATTGGGCGCTAGCGCGGCCTTCGATCTGTACAGCGGGACCCAGCCTGCTACGCCTGACACGGCCATTACGTCTCAGGTCCTTCTAGCCACCCTCCCGTGTAGCGCGACTCTCGCGGCTGCTGCGGCTGCGGGCGTCCTCACGCTTAACGCTATCTCCAATGGTACGGGGACGGCGGGTGCAGGGGCCGGGACCGTGGCTACGTGGTATCGCCTGCGGACCTCGGGCGGCGTCGCCCATATCGACGGGACTGTAGGTATCTCGGGTGCGGACTTGAATATTAACAATACGAACATCGCTACCGGCCAAACCGTGAGCGTTACCGGCTACACGTACACGAACGCTAACTAATCTAACGGGGGCGTAACATGGGTGTCCTCTCAGGCTCCAATACCATACTAGCGGGCACAGAGACATTTAACCTCAGTTCGCCCGTACAAACAGACTGGATAGAGTTCCACTCCGCGACTACGCCTAACCGATTGAGCGGGGGCGGGTCTACTATCGGCCTGCCTACGCTGCTCGGCTCGGGCGTCTCGTGGAGTACCTTTGCTTTCGGTCTCGCCTATACGTGGACGGGCGGCACGCCCCAAGCGAGCGGCACGGCTGTAGCGGAAGGCATCTACGTTAATGCCACTACTGCGGCTGTGGGGCAGGGCTTCCAGGAGAATTTCCCTGCGGATACCACGCAGCGCACGCTAACTGTCTACTGGGGTGCGAACTCCTGCGCGGCCCAGCTTGTGGCTACGCTGTCGGACGGCAGCGCTACCGCCCTTACGCTTACGCCCACGGCTACCGGGGCCGGGAACTCCGGGTATTACAGCACTACCCTTACGTACGCTGCGAACTCTGCGGGGCAAACCCTCAATATCGCGTGTACGGTCAAGACTCTCCAGTCTGGGGGCAACGTATGGCTAGGCGCAGCGAAGTACCTTAGGGCTACCGCATCCTCCACAGGGTCCGGGGCTAGCACTCAAGCGGCTAATACCGGCTCCGGCTCGGGCGGGGTTCTCGTCTCGGGTTCGGGTGCGTCCACAGAGACGAATGATTTAGCGGCAGGCTCCGGGACCGTGGGCATCTCCGGTGCGGGGTCCTCGGCAGATACGAAGGACACGGGCACAGGGTCCGGGGGCGTGTCTGCCTCCGGCTCTGGGGCGTCTACGCAGGCGGCTAACACGGGGTCCGGTAACGCGGTAGTAGGGAACGTTACGCAGGGCAGCGGGGCCAGCACGCAGGCAAAGAACACAGCCAGCGGGTCCGGTAAGGTGGGCGTCTCGGGCAGCGGCTCCGGGACGCAGAAGAAGAACGTAGGCTCCGGTTCGGGGTTCTCCGCTACGCCTGCTCCCGTAATCACTGGGGGCATTACCGCAGCCGTCCAGCAGCTAGAACCGGGCGCACTCATTGAGCTTTACGAGATGGACTGCACGGAGATGGGCGGGGACGTACTCCGCTTCCATGCCCTGCTTCAAACCGGCCCTATCGTATGGCAGGGTAACTCGTACACGGCGTGGCCTATCACGGCTGCGGGCTTCGAGCGGACCGGGGATGCTAGCCAGCCCTCGCCCACAGTAACCGTAGCGAACGTGGACGGCAGTATCTCCGCCCTCTGCATCTTCCTCGGGGACCTCGTAGGCGCGAAGGTAACGCGCAGGCGGACGCTAGCCCAGTACCTCGACGGCCAGCCGGGAGCAGACCCTACACAGGAGATGCCCCCGGAGCGCTGGTACGTGGAGCAGAAGACCTCGGAGGACAATCTCCAAGTCGAATTTACGCTCTCGTCCGTGCTGGACTTCTCGGGACGGCAGCTTCCCTCGCGGCAGGTAGTCGCTACGCTGTGCCAGTGGGATTACAAGGGCACGGAGTGCGGCTGGCAGGGAGTTACGTTCTATGACAAGGACAATAACCCTGTCGGGGACCCGTCGCAAGACAGGTGCAGCAAGCGGCTAACCGGCTGCAAGGTGCGCTACGGGGCTACTAATGCCCTGCCCTTCGGCGGCTTCCCGTCTGCTGGTATCTCGGGGACTATCTAATGAGTCCGAGACAGGCCGTAGCGAGGCACGCCCGCGAGTGCTATCCGGAGGAGTGCTGCGGCCTCATTGTGGACGGTCGCTACCGGCCCTGCGCTAACGTGTCCTCCACGCCCACGGAAGCCTTCGCTATCTCGCCCGAAGACTGGGCAGCAGCGGAGGACTCGGGGACGATTGAGGCCGTGGCCCACTCGCACCCGGACGGCGCAGCGTTCCCCAGCGGTGCGGACTTCTCCGCCCAGGCGGCTACCGGCCTGCCGTGGGTAATTGTGGCCCTCGGGCCGGACGGCGTACGGGGCTGGTATGAGTTCGGAGCTTGAGGCCCCGCTAGTGGGCTGCGAGTACCGCTACGGTTCGGACGACTGCTACGGCCTCGTTAGGCGCTGGTACTGGCAGACGCGGGGGATTGTCCTCCGGGACTTCCCGCGCGGCGCAGAGACAGCGGACGGGGACGGGAACGCCTTTACCTCCTATTACGCGGAGGCGGGCTTCGTGCCCGTGGCCCTCGATGCTCCGCTAGAGGTCGGGGACATGCTCCTTATGCGAGTAGCCAGCCGGAACCACGCCCCTAATCACTCCGGGGTGTACTTGGGTGGGGACACGCTTCTACACCACTTGCCCAAGCGGCTCTCTATGCGAGAGGGCCTGCCCCGATACCGGGACCGGGTTACGCACATTCTCAGATATAAGGAGGCCCCTTGACAGATCAAGTTAGAACAATCCGCCTTTACGGCAAACTCGGGGCTACCTTCGGGCGGGTACATCGGTTCGTGGTGGGTTCCCCTCGGGATGCCGTCCGCGCGCTAATCCGCATGGTTCCCGGCTTCGAGCGGGAGCTTATGACGAGTAAGGACCGGGGCGTTAGCTATGCGGTCTTCGTAGGTAAGCGGAACATCGATGAAACCCAGCTAGCACATCCCAGCGGGGATAACGATATCCGTATCGCGCCGCTTGTCGGGGGCCGTAAGGGCGGTATCTTCGCGGCAATTGCGGGGGCCGTCCTCTTTGTAGCTGGCGCAGTCTCCGCGTACTTCGGGAACCCGTACGCGGGCCAGATGATGCTTATGGGCGCGTCCCTCGCGTTCGGGGGTATCTCGCAGATGCTCTCCGCCCACGCAGCAGCCGATAACGGTACGAGCGGGGCTACGAAGACCTCCTACTACTTCAATGGAGCAGACAACGTAACGTCTCAGGGCGGGCCGGTCCCGCTGCTGTACGGGCGTATGCGGGTGGGCAGCACAGTAATTAGCATGGGCACTCAGTCCGTAGACGCTTAACAATAAGGTAGCAATATGCCAACACAGGCCGATGATTCGCTTAGTAGTACAGCGTATGCTCAAATTCTGGACCTCATTTCAGAGGGTCCGATTTTTGGCCCCGCTAATTCAGAAACCCCGGCCCGCTCGGTATATTTTAACGGGACCGTAGTCCAGAACTCGGACGGCTCCAATAACTTTAACGTTAAGCAGCTAGACCTTCGGACGGGCACGCTTACGCAGGACCCGATTAGCGGCTTCGACAGTACCGCTAATGAGGTAGGGGTAGGCGTGGAGCTTAAGGCTTCCGCCCCGTGGGTTCATACCGTAACTAACCTCGCCCTCTCCGCCGTGCGCGTTACACTGAGTGTTAGTGCGCTCTCGAAGACGGACTCCAATAGCGGAGACGTAAACGGCTATCAGGTCGCGTACCAGATTCAGCTATCCAAGGACGGCGGGCAGTACGCTACGGTAGTAGATACGTCCTTCAATGGGAAGGCCTCGTCCGTCTATCAGCGCTCGCATCGTATCGAACTCTCGGGAGCTTCGTCCCAGTACACGGTTAAGGTTATCCGCCTCACGGCAGATACTACGGACGTGTACACGCAGGACACTACGAACGTAGTTAGCTACACAGAGCTTATCGACGCGAAGCTACGCTATCCCATGAGTGCGGTATGCGGCGTGCAGCTTGACGCCTCGGAGTTCTCCAGCGTCCCTACGCGTTCGTACGATATGAAGGGGCTACTTATCAAGTACCCCAGCAACTATAACCCGCTTACCCGCGCCTACATCGGGACGTGGGACGGCAGTTTTACTACGGGCTGGACTGATAACCCGGCCTGGGTGTTTTATGACCTCGTGCTTAATTCCCGCTACGGCCTCGGCAAGTGGGTAGACGCGAGCATGATAGACCGTTACGACTTGTACCAGATAGCGCAGTACTGCGATGTTATGGTGTCGGACGGTGCGGGCGGACTGGAGCCTCGCTTCTCCTGCAATTGCTACATCGCTTCTCGGACGGACGCATACAAGGTCCTGCAAGACATCGCAAGTGTCTTCCGGGGTATGGCGTACTGGGGCGCGGGAGAAGTACAAGCCGCTTGCGATATGCCGCTAGATACGGCGTACGTGTACACGGCTGCTAACGTCATCGGCGGGCAGTTTAAGTACGTAGGCTCCAGCCTGAAGACGCGCTATACCTGTGCTGTCGTTACGTGGAATGACCCAGAGAACGGCTACGCGCAGGCAGTAGAGTACGTGGAGGACGCGGACGGCGTAGCCCGGTACGGCATCAATAAGGCCCAGCTTACGGCCTTCGCCTGCACGAGCCGCGCACAAGCGCAGCGGGTAGGCCAGTGGGCGCTCCTTACCTCGCGGTACGAGACCAATACGGTTACGTTCTCTGTGGGGCTGGACGGGACGCTCGCGCAGCCGGGGCAGATTATCGCCGTAGCGGACCCCTCGCGCGCTGGGAAGCGCACGGGCGGGCGTATCAAGTCCGCAGCGCTCACCTCCCAGATTACGCTAGATAAAGCTCTGGACGGGACGGCAGCGGGCGACAGCCTTACGGTAATCCTCCCCTCGGGGAAGGCGGAGACCCGGACCGTTAGCGCAGTCTCGGGGGCAGCTATTACCCTGTCCGTAGGCTTCTCCGTGCTCCCGGCTGCGGGTGCTGTGTGGATGCTGGAAAGCTCCACGCTTAAGTCCCAGCTATTCCGCGTGGCCTCAGTCGCGGAGAAGGACGGGATTACGTTTGAGATTACCGCTACCCAGCACGAGCCGGGGAAGTACGCGGCTATCGATAACGGCGCGGCTATCGACTTCCGGCCTATCACGGGTAACACGCTTACGGTGCAGGCCCCGCCCACTAACGTAGCCGTCTCGCAGTACGTGGTTACGGAGCAGGGCATCGCTAAAACCAATATGACAATCTCCTGGGCGGCTGCGGCGCACGCAGTCTCCTACACGGTCCAGTGGCGTAAAGATAACGGGGACTGGATTACGGCAGGCACTACGGGCGGGCTGTCGCTGGACGTTAGCAATATCTACACGGGCAGCTACACGGCTCGGGTGCGGGCTACGAACGGGCTAGACATTAGCTCCCCGTACGCCTACTCGTCCCTTACCGGCCTCATGGGTAAGACGGGTGCCCCTCCTGTGGTAACGAGCCTCACGGCTAGTACGGATAAGGTCTTCGCTATTAACGTGGCGTGGACGTTCCCGGCAGGCGCAGGAGACACGGCGTACACGGAGATTTACTACAGCCACACTCCGGGCTTCGACACTGCTACGCAGCAGGGCCGGTACAGCTACCCCACGAATAGCGCTAATCTGCTCGGGCTGGCTGCTGGCTATGATCTGTACTTCTGGGTCCGGCTTGTGGACACTACCGGCAATGTCGGGGCGTTCTATCCAGCCACTACCCAGGCCGGGGCGCACGGGCAATCCAGCGCGGACGCTAACGCTATCCTTACCTACCTCACGGGCCAGATTACCCAGACCCAGCTAGGACAGGACGTGCTCTCGCCTATTCAGGCTATCCCCGGTATCCAGTCCACCCTTACCGCTACTCAGACGGCAGTAAGCGACGAGACCACGCAGCGGATTACGGCGGATAGTGCGCTCTCGCAGCGTATCGCTACCGTGGAGGCGCAGTACGTTACTCCGCCGATGGCGGGCGGCTCCGGCTGGGCAGGGTCGCAGACGGCCTACGCAGGCGTGTACTCGGAAGTTACCGCACGCGCGGAGGCGGACCTCGCACTCTCGCAGAAGACGGATACCGTCTCGGCCCAGATTACGACTACGGCCAGTAACCTAACGGCTGCTATCAACACGGAGCAGACGGCACGGGTTACGGGCGACTCCGCTAACGCCTCGGCTATTACGACTGTGCAGGCTAACCTAGATTCGGTTAATTCGACTCTTAGCGCCTCCGTGCAGACTAACGCTAACGCATACGCGGACCTTAACGGGCGTGTAGCGGCCTCGTACACAATCAAAACTCAAATAACGAGTAACGGGCGTACGTACATAGCGGGTCTCGGCGTAGGCGTGGATAACAGTAGCGGGACCGTGGAATCTCAGGTCCTTGTAGCTGCCTCGCGGTTCGCCATTCTGGACCCGAACGGGACAGCAGTCTCCTCCCCGTTCATCGTGCAGGGCGGACAGGTCTTTATGTCCTCCGCTTTCATCGCGGACGCGTCGATTACTAACGCGAAAATTGGCGGGATTATCCAGTCTAACGCCGTGGGCGCGAACGGACAGCCCCGCTGGTCTCTCGATAAGAACGGAGTCCTCACATTGAACGGAGCTAACTACGGGAGTGGCTATTTGACTATCAACGATTCTACAGTAACGGTCTACGACTCTAACAACGTCCTGCGCGTTCGCCTGGGTCTCTGGTAATGGCTGCGGGTCTTCAGATATGGGACGCCTCCGGGCGTCTCGTGGTGGACTTCACAAGCCGCCTCTCCCGCATCATAGACAGCGTGTACCTTAACGGCTCCGCAGCCAGCGGCTCTATCACTAACGCAGCCCTCACGCAGGGAACGCCCTTCCTCGCTTTCCAGCAGGAGAGCGTATGGGGCTATATCGACGGGGACGTATCCCGGCCTAATTTTACAGTGTCCGGGAATACTATTTCATGGACCTACACAGCAGCCTTCGGTACGCATAACCAGCGTATTAAAGGCTGGCTTTTCTACGGGGTGCGCTAATGCCTGCTGGCTTTCAATCCTTCGCAGCGGACGGCTCTAACGTTATCCAGATTGATAGCGATACGGGATTACCTAACCTCCAGCTACGGACGAAGATAACGCAGACCCTCGGGGCTAGCGGCTTCCAGGTGTACACAATCTCGGACGGCTCTACCCGCTCCTCTGCGGGCTACGTCTCCACGTTCTCCTTCTCCGCAGTAAGCCCGCTCGTAGCTTTTGAGTGCTCCTCCGGCTACATGGTCCCTATGAAGTGGACCCGGAGCGGGAACTCGTACACGGTGCAGGTAGTCGGGACTGGCCCTGCTGCTGTAACGCTCTACGTCTTCGATACAAACGACTGGGCCGCTAGTACTAACCGATTCGGGATGCAAGTCTTTAACGCGTCCGGAGTGCTGGTAGCGGACGCCCTTAGCCAGTTTGCCAAGCCTGTAGGCGTCGCACAGGGTAACTGTAAATATGCCGTCGGCTCCACGGGCTGGGCCTCGGACGGCGGTACTTGGGCAGCGGCTCAAGGGTCCTACGGCTTCTCCGTACCGGAGCGGGTAGCGGTCGCTTGTATCCAGCCTGCCTACTGCGTAGGTAGCGGTAACGGCGGACAGAATAACGCGGGCGTCTTCCTCTCTACTTTTAATACCTCGGGCGGGACCGTTAATGTCCGCATGGATTCATTCGGAGATAACGGCCTCTATAACAATTACGTAGGGTTCCGCGAAGCCCTAGGCTGGAATTTTACGGCTATCGATGTCTCGTATCTCTAATCTCTCATAACTCAGATAGGCCCATGTGCCTGTCACCTCGGAGCCTACATGGGCCTTTTCTCTCGCGCGGCGGAGTCCGCGTCCGGCACGCAAGTAGTAACCAGCGTAGCAGGAGCGGCCTACAGCCTATCTACCCTGCCCCTGAGTACGTATGTCTCGGCAGCTACCCTCGTTCTTACCTTGTTCTATCTATTCGGCGCACTGCCCCGGATGTGGAGGACATCGGTAGCATTGAAGCGGGGCATTCTCAATAAGGATTGGTCTCTCTGGCAGAAGCTCGGAGACCAGCCCACCCCGACAAAGGATGATTAATGTTCTCTCCTATTGTGGAAAGAGTCCTCCTTGGACTCGTAGGACTGCTAATGGCTGCGGGCGTATGTCTCGCCCTCTATTCAGTCTTCGAGCATAGCAAGGTACAGAAGCAGGAGATGGTAGCGCTGGCCCTCGTGGCCTCGCAGGCCCAGGCGAACGCAGCAGCCGCAGTCTCGGAAGCCTCGGCTACCCGTGCGGCCTTCGAAGCGCAGGCTACCGCCCTCCAGACAGCCCAGAAGACGCACGCAGCAGCCACTACCCGGCTGGCCTCGGCCGTCTCGGCTAACCCCTCGGCGGCTGCGGCTGTAGTCGCTGCGGACGTGTGGGACGCTATCGACGGGGGCAGCGATGCTCAGAAGTAACCTAATCGTCTTCGTGCTGCTCGTGGCTACGGCCTGTATGTCCGGCTGCGCTACGGCTCCGGCCCCTGTGGTGCAGGTAAAGGCCCTCACGCCCCCGGATGCTCTGCTGAAGGATTGCACGCACGCACCTCGCCCAGCGGGCCGGACGGTAGCGGACCTCGCCCAGTGGCTCATTAACGAGCGGGGCCAGCTTGACGCCTGCACGGCAGACAAGGCAGCGCTCAGGACGTGGAAGGCTGGGGTAGCTACTCCGTGAGGTCTACGTACACGGTCCAGCCGTACGGTCTGAAGATTGTCTACACGGACACGGTAAAGGAGTTCCACGCCCTCCGGTATCACACGGAGGTTAGCTTCAAAGGAACGGCGGGGGCCTTCGACGGCGGGAAGAAGGTAGACGGAGTAATTGGGGTATTCGACGGTAGATTAATGACGCTTGTACACGAGTGCGTACACGCGGCCTCCGCCCTGCTCCAGACGTGCGGGATAGACCCGCTCTCGAATACTGCGGAGCCTCTGGCCTACTTGGTGGATCACCTCGTAGCCGTGGGAAGGAAGCGGCTAGCGTTGCGCTAGCTCCGTCTTTGGAAGCGGGTTATGCACAGGCCCGCTCTTTTTAGAGTTTTTATAGAGTTTATAAGGGGCTGTGAGCCTTACTGGGTAAGGGTTTGCGGGACGCTATTCTCCCTTTTTATTAGTCTATTCTCCCTTTTTGTTAGCTTACTCTCCCTTTTTGTTAGTCAGACGATACGCCCCGCGAGGAGTTATCCACAGCCCGCGATACAGCCCCACGGCCCCGCAAGGATAGGGTATTCTCCTAAAACCATCTAAGGGAGAATAACTAACATTATGGGAGAGTCATCCGTCCTACCTTCTGGGGAGCGCTGGGTAACGATGGATAACGCGCTAACCCGTGCGGGGCACAGCCTCTCCCTGTCGGAGAAGCGCTTGGTAGCCCTGGCACTGACGAAGACGGATAGCCGTAGCGCGGTCCCCGTGGACGGGACGGTTACGGTCCGGATAGGCGCATTGGAGTACGCCCGAGAGTTTGGCATCTCAGACGAGGCAGCTTATGTCCAGCTACGGGCCGCTGCTAAGGCCTTAATGCGGCGTGTGATTACCTTTTTCATTCCGGCCTACAAGCGGAACGGCCAGCCGCTTAAACCGCTAGAGCGGGAGAGGCACTGGGCGGAGCAGTGCGATTACCACGTAGGGGAAGGCTGGGTAGAGCTTCACTGGGACCGGAAGCTCCTCCCGCACCTTATGGGCCTGCAACGTAACTTTACGATGTATGAACTTAGGCAGGCGTCCGCCCTGCGCTCCGCTTACTCGTGGCGGCTGCTGGAGCTTCTTACCCGCTTCCAGTCCACGGGCTGGGCGGAATACGACATAGAGGACTTCGCTGTATCGATGGATGCCACGGAGAAGCAGCGGGCGGACTTCGCTAAACTCCGGACGCGGATACTGTTACCCGCCATAGCAGAGCTAGAACAAAAAGACGGCTGGGTTATCAAGTGGGAGCCTGTCCGCGCAGGCCGGAGGGTGCGGGCCGTTCGCTTCACATTCGAGCGGGACCCGCAGGGAAGGCTACCTATCTAGTCCCGGCGGTAAACCCGCTCGGCCCGGAGGAAGTACCAAGGACCTAGTCCGGAGACCTTGTAGCTGGCTGTGCTAATCGCTTCCTCCCGCCCTTCCGCCCCCACTGTTATTACCTGCTCTCGCCCCGTGTCGTTATTCACGTAAGTTACTTTCCATGTGGGCTGAATGTAGGGTTCCATTACCCGCCCCTCCCGTGCTTCGCGGCCCGCTCCTGCTTCAGGGCGGCTAGCTGCCTGCGGATTGCATCGGCTACTACGTCCTTCTGCTTCAGGCGGGTAAGGAGGCAGAACTCCCGTAGCTCCTCGGACAGGTCTGTAGGGATTCGCACATTGAGGGGGACGCCTAAATCCGGACGTTCCTCCTTCGTAGCGGCCCACGCGGGGTAGGCGGGCTTCGCAGGGTCCGGGAGGTGCGCTGATACCTCCGGAGGTGCGGGAGAGGCACTGAGAGGCTGTACGGAGGTCTGGTCCGGGTCTGGGACGGCGTTAATCACGGTGGAGGCCTTCTGTAAGTCCTCCAGTACCGTGCTCCGGTTCGTGCGGGCTGCGGACATTGTGGGCTGTGCCTTGCTCATTTTCCGTAGACCTCCAAGTAGACGGACTTAATCTCGTGGGCTGCTTTCGCGTCGAAGTCCTCGCCCGCCATCTCACAGACGCCCCGGCCCTGCGCCATAGCCAGCTTGAAGGACTCGCGGGAGCCTACTAGCGTGTTGCACCTCGGCAGGAGGTCGGAGAATTGTTCCATCTCTCTAATCATTACTTTGGTTAGACGTTTGCGCGGGTCCGCCTCATTGAGAACCACTTGGGCGTTAATGCCCCGGCCTAGCGTCTTCGTAAGGCTCTCCAGCGCGGCGTACAAGGCGGGAACCGTCCGCAGGTCCGCAGGGGAAGGCTTGAGGGGCACTACGATTGCATCCCCAGCAGCCAAGGCCGCACGGGCCAGCCGGGTATCTTTCCCGCCCACGTCTATAAAAACGTCCGTGTAGCCGTCTACGGCGTCTGCCAGCAAGGCCCCGAACTCCTCTACCAAGTCGGCCTCCAGCAAGTGTTTAAGTGTGCGGCCCTCGATACGCTGCACGTCTGCTAGGACGCTACGCTCCTCTACCCACGCTTGGCTAGTCTCCTGCCCGTCTAGGTCCAGAATCACGCACCTGTAATTAAGTGCGGCTCGTATGGCGGCTAGGTTCTGACAAAACGTGCTTTTCCCCGTGCCGCCCTTCTGCGCGACTACGCAAGTAACACTCATGTTTTATTCCTTCTCGTGTTGGATTGTTGCACGAGAGTAGCCTATTCGGCTGGGTAGTACAAGGGGAGTAAAGACAGGCCGCTCTATTACGAGGGATACGGAAAACAAACTAGCAAACTAGCTAGGCGGGTAGCTAGTCGGGGAGAGGCCCGTAAGCCCCTCCGTCCGGCTGTGTTACTTACCTTCGGCTGCGAGCTTCAGGCGTCCCGCAATGTCCGTAGCAATGGCTTGCGTCTGGAGATTCAGCAGGTAGGCATCCGGGGTGCGGCAGTCTGCGCCCATGTGGCCCTGTGTGAGAGTGTCCACGTTCTTACCGTCCGGCCCTACGACAATGGGACCAGAACCCAGGCCCGTAATGAAGGCGAAGGCCGCGTAGGAGGCTTGGTTCTCCGCGTTCCGCAGGCCCTCAGTGGCGGAGAACCCGGACGGGGAGCCGTCGCAGCTTTGGATAGGCGTAACCACAAAAGTATTCTTTCCCGAGACGTGGCCCCGCTGGATGAATACCGTAAGGTCCTGCTGGAATTGTGCGAGGGCTGCGGCTTGGCTCGGCACGTCGATAGTAGAGACCATATCGTCCAGCGTGAAATTAACGATAAGCCACTCGCTAGGGTCTTTCCCGAATTGGTCCGGAGTCGGGGGCAGGCCGTTGTTTTCGCCCATAACAATAGCGTGCAGCGTGGTTCCGTCCATAACCTGCGCGGTTACGTTCGCGGTAACGCCCTGTGCTGCGAGGGCGTCCGTAAGGCTCTGGACCGTCGCGGCTGCTGCGTCTGAGGCGGAGGCCGGGGCTGCTGCGCTTGTGGCTTCCGAAGCTGCGGCCTTGGCTGTGGCCTTGGCAGGAGATACCAGCGCGTTACCGTAGAAGGAGAGGGTGGGGACCTTGGCTACCGGCTGGGCCGGGGTGGAGTCGCTGCCTCCGCCTCCGCAGGCTGCGAGGGAGAGGGCAAGGGTTACGGCAGCAGCAAGTTTGTACATTTTGAATCTCTCAGGTTAGAGCCGGTAATAACGGCGGGGAATTGTAATACTTTAGTTACTTCGGCCCCGTTACGGGAATGGGGGCGGCGTCGCGAACATACATGGCTTTGCCGTCCAAGTTCTCTTTGGCGTATGTCTTGAACTTCGAGCCGTTCGGTTCCCATACGCCGACTTCGCGATAGCCCGCCTCCTGCCTGCTCACAGTGCGGCGTGCTGCTTGCAGTTCTGCCAGCGCCTCATCGTAGTTTTCAATCGGCACGAAATTCCAGAGAATTTGGCGAACAGTTTTGAACTCTTCATCGCTCACGATTTCTTCTCCTTAGCGGCTAGGATTGAGGCGTCGATTGCGGCGTCGAGATCGTTGCCATCAATCAGGTTCGCCCATTCATGACTGTGACGAACGCTTCCCCGCTTCCATATGACTTGCGCGACGGGCGGTTTAAAAGCAGTAGGGAAGTGCTCACTACGCAACCACCGATAGCGCTCCGCATCCTTTTCGGCGTCCGCACGCTCATTACTCGCCATAGCATCCAACAGCGCCAGACCATGCGGCCCAATGTACTCAGTGTTCCCCGCTGTGTCGTCTGCCGCGCGTTTGTTGTCTGTCATCAATTACCCCTTGTATCGTTAAAAAGGTGCGAGTGTAGCCGTTTGAACTCGTCCAGCTTGGCTGTAGCCTCCGAGAGCCACGGGTCCGAAGCCAGCAGGCGGGCAGTGCGCTCGCGGGACAGCCTCCGGAGCAGGGCAAGGAGGCGTCCCATTACGGCAGCATCCGGGCTACGGCACGGGCGCAGCGTTCCGCACGGCCCAAGGAGCGAAGGCGGGTAACTCGTCCCTCGGGTCCGTACACCTCGTACCAGCCTGCTACGTGCTCTACGCGGACTGTGTGGTACTCGCTCTCTACTGTGTAGACGGTCATTCTTTTAGGTCTCCTTAAAGCGTGGTGGACAGGCCCGCCGTAGCGGGCGGGTGGGTTAGTCCTGTTTAAGCAGCCTTTCCAGGCGTTCGATGTGTTGCTTTTGGTGGCGGGCCAGTGCGCGGGGCTTTACTTTCCACTCGCCTTGATACTTGAACTCCGTTACAGCCTTTCCGCCCTTCGCTACCACTACCCGAACATCCCCAAGCTGGTAGGCCATCTTTGCGCCGTTTTCGACTGTGTAGATTGCGTCCATTTTCGCTCCCGTCCCGTGTTGTTTGCTCCAGTGACTCCAGAATATCCGGAATCGCGCGGAGTCGTCAACTATTTTCTCGGGGACAGTGACAACTAATTTAAGGAGGTCCTATACCGACCATTAACCGGGCTATCGTGGCCCGTATCGCCGGGGCTGCTGCTGTGGCTACCGCGCTCTTTACTGCTGGGTGGGAAGGGAATTCGCCCAAGGTCTATGTAGACCCAGTAGGCATTAAGACGGTCTGCGTAGGGCACGCCTACACAGGACCAGAGGGACAGCCGCTACGGGCTGGAGAGGTCTACTCGGACGATACTTGCAGCTACCTACTCGGGCAGGACATCCTAACGGCACAGAAGGCCGTAGCTGCTCGGGTAAAGGTTCCGCTGTCGGCTGGAGAGACCCTGGCGTACACAGACTTTGTATTTAATGTCGGCGCTGGTTCGTTCGGGTCTAGCACGCTGCTGCGGCTGCTCAATGCGGGTAAGCATGTGGAAGCCTGCCACGAGCTACTTAAGTGGGTGTACGGCGGAGGCCAGAAGCTACCCGGCCTCGTGAAGCGGAGACAGGCGGAGTACACGTCCTGCCTATCGGACTTGTCATAATATCGATTATCGTCTGTAATCCTACACGTCAGACAGACGCCTAGAACCACGCATAAACGGAGTCCCGGACCTCGTTAAGGTCTAGCTCTCCGTACTCCGGGAGGCTTGGCAGCTTCGCCTTTCCTTCCGGGGACAGCAAGGCGGTAACGTCCTCCGTCCATTGGCGCAGCAAGTCTCCGGACATAAGCTCGATGAATTGCTCGCGGGTCGTATCGAATACGTCCTGACACTGCGCGAAGGGTGCGCCAAAGCTATCATGAATCATCCAGAAGTTACGGACGCCCTTAGCGTGCAACGCGTTAATGGACATAGCCATGTGCGCGCTATCCACGCCGTGGACGAAGTTAGGGGACACGCCTGCTCTTTGCCCTTTTTTGCTCAATGTGTCCCCATTTAAGTAGAAGGTCCGCGTGCGCTTTACGCCGTTAAGCTCGGACGAGAGCCGGACGGCTTCGGCGTTATACCGGGCCTGCTGGACGTGCAGCCCTGCGGGCGTCTTCCAGTGCAGCGCTACGCCTTCCTCTGTGAGCACGTCCGAGACTTCCTGTAGGTATGCCATAGCTCGCAGCATCCCCGGAGCCACGTCCGCGAAGCACTCGTTAATGCGCGCGGCCAGCCACATAGCCTCCTGCTCGGGTGCCCCCGTCTTGCCCTGCACCTGCTCCCCGAAGGTGTACGTTCCTGCGCTATAAACCTTCGTCATACTCGGGGCCTTCAGGAGGTCCCGGTCTAGCGTCTGCTCGGACCAGTAGCGGAGGTGTTCCATACCGCCCGCGTCTGCGTAGTCCACGAGCTTGCACAGCCGCTCGGACAGCGCTCCGGCCATACGCCCATAATAATCATCTCCTCGGGGTGCGGGGACCAGATTAACCATTGTGCCCGCGCTGCGGTCTCGGGTCATACCTGCGAGCATCTGCACGCCAGAGCAGCTACCGTCCAGAGCACCCGCGAGGCGGCTACGGAAGCCGGGGCCTTCCGCCTGGAAGGATGCCCACTCGAAGCAGGCCGCGAGGAACTGCCACGGCTTGTCCACGGCCACGGGGACCACACGGCCCCGCTTGACCTTCTGAAGCCCGAAGCCTCCGGCAAGATGCCACGCGCGATTAGCCAGCGGGTCCGCAGCTACAGCCAGAATCTCCGCGCTGCGCTCCAGCGTCCACGCCTCCCGCTCCTCCGGGGTGCGCGTCTGGTACGAGCCATCGATAACGGCCTTATCCGCCCCTGCGAGGTTACACAGGTAGATAGCAAGCCACTTACCGCCATCGCGGCCCAGCGGCGTGCCGTCCGCGAATTGCAGGAGACCCTTCCCCAGGTCGGCCGATTGCGGGCTAATCAAGCTCGTAGCGGGATACATCCGGCCCCGCCAATCCAGATTCCACGGGAAGAAGAACTCCTCCGCGTCCTCAAGCTCGGCAATGGCGGACAGGGTAAGGGCGCTGCGGATTGTCTTAGCCCGCTGGACGTGCTCTGCTACATCGTGGCGAGCTTCCATGTAACGGCCCAGAACCATGCTACCGCCCACGTCCTCCGCGTTCGTGCTGAAGGTGCGCGCAACGGCCAGAACTTCCCGATTAACGCGGAAGGCCGTCTCCTGCAAGGCGTTAAGTGCAGCGACGATTACCGGAGAGCCGATAGGGTTAGGCGTGCCCCGGACTGCTTGTACCGGAGAGTGTAGATACCCGCCGTGCGTGGCCGTAGTCGTCCAAGGGACCGGACGGACCAGCATCGGGCGACGCTCTATGAAGTTCTCCGGAACCGTGCCTCCGCCCAGCACCTCGGAGACAAACTTGTCCGTAAGCATAATGCGGTTCGGGTGCTGCTTTGCGGAAAGCATCTTCCGCTCCCCTTCCAATTCCTGAATCCAGCCGGTAGCGAACGCGAAGTTATCTATCAGCACGAGGCCCGCACGCTCGTAACCAAGCTGTCCGTACTCCTTTGCTCCACCAGTGAGGGCGCGGAGGCGGGCAGCTACGTGTTTTGCGAGGGCCTGCACGGATATACGGCTGTCTGCGCTCTGGTTAGCCAGTGCCCCGAGGAGTCCGCAGAGGCCGTCCCACATTGCACCCGCCTGGGCGTCCACGGAGAGGGCGTTAATCGGATTGTACTTACCGCCCTTGTGCTCAATCTTCGAGACCTTCCGGGCCGTCCGCTTGCCCGTCTCCAGCGCTGCGCGGAAGGCGGCTAGGCCCGCCTGCAATGCGGCTACGTCGAGTGCTTCTGCGTGCTCCGCGAGGGCTTCCTCTGTGGACACACGGCGGGAGCTTTCCGCTTCCCGGACCAATTGACGCAGGACCAGCGCGGACTTCCCTTCTTCTTGCAGCTTCTCAACGTGCTTACGGGCAAAGGGCCGGACTTCCGGAATCGCCTTAACTTCTACTGCGGCTGCTTGCTCTCGGCTGCGCTGATATTCTGCAATGGTCTGCATCGGGCCTCTATGTGGATTTATTCGTAGGCGAACTCGTAAAAATCGAATTCGAGTTCCTGTACTAGCTTGTGTAGTTCGATCTGGGGCAGGTACTCGCGGGCCTCGTAGACTCGCTCCCGTGCTCCTCGGGTGTTGCCCGTAAGAAGGGCGCAGGCTATGAGGTCGTAGAAGGCGCGGTACGAACTCACGCGGAGGACTTCTGCTACTACGCTCACGCTGCCAGCTTCTCGATAACTTGGAGGCACTGCGGGGCGGGAACTCCGGTTCGCATACTGAGCACGGCTACTAAGAGCGCTGCTCGTGGGTCTCCTGCCTCTCTCGCGGCCAGCGTATCGCGCGCCATGCTGCGGAGGTCGTCTCTGCTGTACTTGCTCATTCGCCCACGTACGCCTTAATCTTTGCGAGGACTGCCTCGCAGTCTGCCCGTACCATCTCTTTAATCTCGGCTTCCGTCTCGGGCTGCATAACCCGAGCTTCCATCTCTGCCACAAAGTCCGGATGTGCTTCCGCGAACGCGCCTACCGCCTTTGCAGCCGGGTCGTCTTCCATTCCCATAACCTCCACCATTGCAGAGGCCCGGAAAGCTGCGAACATAATTTCTTTCATGCGTTATCCTTAATGGTGTAGTGCTTCGGGGACTGGCTAGCGTGTTTCTCTTGCAGCCGTTTAACGTGTGGGGTGTACTGCTTCAGGAACTCACAGAAGCCGTTCTTAACGTTCCGGTCATCAATGAGCGTTCCCGCTGCCTGTGCTCCTACGAGAATGGCGCAGCAGGCTAGGACGTGGCCCAGGTGCGGGATACCGCTATCCTCGTCCGCTTCCTCCCCGGAGAACCACTTCGCTAGATGCCTCATTGCTGCGTCGTAATAGATGCTTGCTCGGACAGGGGCCACGAGGTAGTTACTGCGCCCGTACTTGCCTGCTCCGTCCAGAAGGCCCAGCGTCCCGAGTACCGTAGCTTCCATCGGCCAGAGGTGCATAGGGACCTTCGAGCTACCGATAGAGTCCTTCGGGTTCGGGTTCTTAACCTCTGCCTGCCGCTTCGCGTACTGGGCCAGCGTCTCGCCTACGAAAATGTCTATCGGCAGTCCTTGAGTACTAGCCATACTTCCTCCGCATCTTCTTAACCTTCATTGCCTTGCGCTCCTCGAATCGGTCCCGGTCTACGAGGCCCTGCTCCTGAAGCACAATAAGAAAAGCCGCCATATCGGCGGCCTCGTCTGTCAGATTCTTTAAGCTCCAATCCCCGCGAGCTTTCTTCATTGCAGCTTGTATAAACTCGCCTGCTTCCTCTGCTGCGTGGATTAGGAGCTTTCGCATTAGTAGCAGTCTCTTTCTATTGGTTCTTTTGACTCTGTGTAACCCGGATCAGCCCAGCGATTAACGTACGTTTCCGAGTCCGCTCTATATTTTGCGTAGCAGTAGGTCCCGTCTCGCTCGAAGTGCCAAGCCCCATTAATGACGTACCCGCTTTTAATAGAGCCGTCAGAGTTCCGCTTTACGCCCTCAAGTAGGAGGCTAATAACTCCTCCTACCGACAAGGCAACGGCCTTCCTAGCCATTAATTAACCAGAAGGTTTTTACGCTGCTCTTTAGAGTTCGCCAACATGCGGCCCCGGCTCCAAGCTCCGCAGCCTTGGCAGTGGTAGCGCGGGTACTGGCCTACCTGCGTAGACCGGAGGCCCTTTTGGTGGACGTGGGTACTACCGCAGTTAGGGCATACCGGGCCGGAAGCAGCCGCAGCCGTATAGTTAGCTACGTTCGGATGCCCCGTAATCCACGGGCGAAGGATCAAGTAATACTCCTCCATAGCGATAACATCGGGGATGTTATAAGCCTTCATAGAAGCCCATGCTTTCGGATTACCCTTAAGGCACTCCTTCCAAAGCTCGAAGCCGGGGAAGTCCGTATGCTTGTCCTTCTTCGTGGTACACATTTTGTCCGTGAGATATTCGAGCTTCGCGCTAGTCATGGCGAAGCACTTACGCGTCTCAATCAGCGTATCGATAATCTTATACGGGGACGGGGGCGGGAAGCCGTGCAGGAACATACGGGCTTGAATCTTCTTCGAGTCGAAGCGCTTCCCGTTATGGGCGATAATAATATCCGCCTTATCGAGTAGCTTCCACAGCCCTTTAACGAGGTGCCTATCGTCCAGCTTGTTACGGCGCTTCGAGCTATCCTTATAGATAATCTGCGGAGAGTCCAGCCACTTAGCGCAGTAGCTAAGGATCGCCCACTCTGCGTTAATCTGGTTTAGAGATACGTTCTGCTGCCAAAGGGACCAGACATACCCGCTAATCGGGGCCGTTTCGATGTCGATACTGAGGATACGGGGAGTATGTCGTTTCATTGCGCGGCTTCCTTTTTAGCTTTACGGCGTACAGCAGCGCGTTTCTTCGCAGCCTCTTTCTTTTCTTCGGGGGTCTTGTGCAGCGGGTGGAATACAAACGAGGGGTTAAGCTCGTAGTGCTCGATGTAGGCAGCGCACTTACGCAGGAACTCCGGGGCGTTCTGCCCGCCTCCTACGCGGCCTGCCCAGTTCTCTACGCGGCCTAGTACGGCATTAACCCAGCGGGGAAGCGTGGCACGCATCATTCCGCTTTTGTGGCAATGGTCGGCTACTACGCCCTCGGATATATACCAGCCCGTGATAGGGCATTTACCGCCCTGCTGTGCCTTCTGCTCTGTCCGCCATGCGGCTAGCTCAGTGGCCTTTAATTTTCTGAAGCTCATTAATCCCCGTGGTTACGCGCTGCTGCAATCTCTCCAGCGCTCGGTTAATGTGAGGGCACGGAGGGAACGCCTCCGCTATGTTCGCTATGCTGGCCTGGGCGTCTGTACGAAGCCACAGGAGGCCCGCTTGCTCTACGAGAGCGTCTGCCCAGCCCGTCCCGTAATGGGCGGCGTACGCCGTCTGTACGCGATCGTAGGCGGCTTCTGCGGTGGTTGCTGGCATAAGGTACTTGCTCGCAGTGGCGTCTCCACACTGTTTGCCAAAGAGCTTCGGAAGACCCGGTATATGGTCGGCGGTATCTCCCTGTAGTAGCTGCAAGTAAAACCACTTGAGTCCGTACTGCAAGCCATCGGAACCGGCCACGTCATACGCACCAGGCGGAACCTCTGTCCGCTCCCACGTCATCCAGTTAATGTGTAATCCGGGGAGCATCCGGAAGTCCTTATCCCGAGTGCTGATAGCGATATGCTCAAGGGTGGAGCAGTACGCTACCCCGTCGTCCGCTTCTCGCGTTACCCAGACCTTCGGGCGGAACTTAGGCCCCTCGTAATGCTCCAGCACCTCGCGGAGGTACTGCCAGTTACGCGGCCTGCGGTTCGTGTTGCGCTGCCCTTGGTAGGGCTTGACCGTTGCGATTAGGTAGCGGTGGGCCTTCGTGCAGCCGGAGGCGGACAGGTGGAGGACTACGGACTCGGACCCGGTAAGAAGCCGGGTAGTCTCGATACGCCCGAAGGCGTTTTGTCTTGCCTGTCCGGGGAGACATTCATCGTTCCCGGCTGCGAAGTACGCGAGGTAATCGCCGTCTAGGTGGAGGACCCGCCCCGCAACCAGAGCCGGGAAAGTACCCGGCCCAAATTGGGGTTTAGCCTCTGCGGCCTGCGCTATCTTTGCTCGTAGAGCCCCGTTCAATCCCCGCCCCGGTAATGGTCGTAGACCAGCCGCTCAACAATCCCCCTGCGGTACGGGAGGCGGGATGCTGGAATCACACTGAATCCGGGAGGCGGTGCGCCTAGGCAAAGCTCGCGGGCCAGTGATTCGGCGTACCCTCGCATCTCCGCGTGGTGTACCACGTACGTAACTCTGCTGCCTCTCGCGGCTTCAATCAGGGCGTAAGCGAGGGCACGAGTAGTCCGGCCTGTACCTCGGGCCGGGTCCTTTTGGGCAGTGCGCATTAGCCGATAGCTGCGAGCGGGTCCGCTGCTGCGTCCGTCCACGGGGCCTCGTCGTCCTCGCCCGGCAAACGGTCCGGATTCTCTGCGTCCGGGAGGTCCGGCTGTGCTCCGCCTGCGGCGACAATCGCGGAGAGCGAGTGAGTACCCCAGTTCTTAGCGCTGCGGATTTTGTTCTGAATAACGTTCTTCGACTTCGCGGGGCTGGTAACGGCTCCGGTCTTCTCGTCCTTACGCTCCGGGTACTCGCCCTCGATGTACAGGCTGTCCCACATCTCTTTATCCGCGTTCTCCCAGATAAACGCCTTGAGGTCCGTAATTGCCGGGGCCACTGCCACGGGGACCCGCTTCCCGCTCATGGGGTCGTCATACTGCGGGCCGGTAATGCGGTAGCCGTCGCCCACAGGCAGCGTATCGTTACTGCCCTTCAGCGTGGCGTACGTCTTCTTACCGTCCTTGCTTTTCTTGTGATACACGGAGACTAGGAAGGCCTCGCCCAGAAGCTCCGCCATGTGCGTAGCCTTGCCCGCGTAATTCATCGCAGCGAAAATCTTAAAGAAGTTCGCCTTATCGCCCAAGGCCAGATTCTCGTTAATCATAATCCGGATAGGAACAAGCGTACCGTCGTCCAGCTTGCGCGGGGCGTGGTTCGGGCCGCTCAATTCGAAGACCAAATCTACCTTCTTCTTATCCTTCTTCTGGCCGGGGTTATTGAAGTCGTTTTCCTCGTGGATACCCAATTCCAAGTAGGCGACAAAGCGAGCTTGCGCGATGCCTTGGGCCGGGGGCGTGTAGTCGCCTCCGCCTGCGTTCGCTTCCGTCATGTTAGGACCAGTGCGGGCCGCTTCTGCAATCTTTGCTTTCAGGTCATATGCTGCCATTTATTACTCTCCGTACGATTGGTGATTAACGATTTTCCAAACTGATTTACCGCTGAGTCCGTAGCGCTTCGCTAAGGCTTCCGTCCCGTGCTTATGGCTTCCCTTGACGTATTCCGCCCGCATTGCCGCTACCGTCTCAGGCGTGGCCTTCTGCCCCGCACGCCTGCCCCGGTCCCTTGCGTCCTTGATGTTGTCGGACTGAGTACCGCCTAAAAGGTGGGCGGGTTGCTTACACGCGGGGTTGTCGCAGGCGTGGCGAACTACGCCTAAGTACGTATCCACGTCCAGGCCGTTAGCCTCGCAGTACGCTACCCGGTGTGCGTAGCGCGTCTTACCCGTGTGGTAGACACGCCCGTAACCGGCCTTGTTGGTAACTGGGCTACTTATGCAAGGCTGTGTGAGGTCGATTTCATATGGCAGCGTAGTAGTCCTATGTTTTATTGCGTAAGAAAAGAGGGCTTGTAGCCGTTCATATACTGCTGTCGAATGTCTAAGGTGTATTTGCTGGCTAACTCGTCAAAGTCCGCTCCAAAGGCTCGTTCTTCCATCATATTGTTACCGTGGCTGGTAACGCTCGGGACTGGGACGGGAATCGTCCAGCCGAAATTCCATTCCATGTACGCGGAGGCATTAACCATGCAGGCGTGAAGCACTGCGCTGGAGTCCACGAGTACCGACTTGTGAGCGTCCGCGTAGACTGCATCGTGTACGTTATTGGTTAGCAGGGCCTTGCCCCCGAAGTTCTTACGAGCGTAGAACGCGCGTACCGCGAGGTACATAGCGGCCTTCGCCCACTCCCCGCCCGTGCCTTGCACCTCGTAGTTAGCAATTTCGGTAGGGCTAAAGCTCTGGGGCATACCGCCCGAGCGAATCGCCCAGGCCGGGGACGGGGACTCGCTGTAGCTGTAGACCTTGTTATCCGGAGTAACGCTACGCCCCTTGCCAAGCTGGCACATGAGGCCCTTAACTTCCGGGTGCGGCTGGATGTTCTGCGTAGGCCTGCGGCTGGCCTTGATACGGCCCGTCTTCGCCTCGTTGTAAATCGCAATCTCGGGATAGCGCAGGTTCTCCGCCTTAATCAGGGCTTCCACGTCCTCCACTGCCATACCCGTAGACTCTGCAATCTTCTTAGCCCCCGCCCCGTACGCCCGCTGGAAGCTAAATACCTTCGCTTCCGTGCGCTTCTTCTTCCACTCCGGTTTAGCCTCCAGCACACACAGCCGGAGCGCTTCCTCGTACGGAATCCCTTCCTTCTGCGAGACGCGGACACAGTGCATATCCAGGCCTAGCTTCAAGTCCTCGATTAGCTGGGTACACGCGGTAAGGATCGCCTGTACGTACACCTCCAGCGCGGTAAAGTCGGACTGCACAATCTGTCCGTCCGGCCCGAAGCGAGAGACGAAGACCCGCTTAATCTGGGACCCTTCCGGCTTACCGTTAATCTCGCAGTACTTCTCCGTCTTCGGGTCGTTATGCGTGCCCTTGGAGACGTTCTGCAAGTTCGGGTTATTGCTGGAGAAGCGGGCCGTAACCGTGGACGTGTGGTTAAGGCTGTGGTGGATAATGCTGTCCTCGCCCACGAGGGTAAGCATTCCCTTCTGCTCGCCCGTCTTCTCGTCCGTGGAGATGTAGTACGTAGTCAAGTCCTTAGTAAGCTTGGCTACGCCTGCCAGCGTCTTAAGGAACGGGATATTGCGGACGCCTAGCTCCTCGATAACCTCGGACGAGACGGAGTACAGGCCCTCTGTGCTGCTGGCCCAGCTAGCCTCCGGTTCCGTGTGGCCGGGGAACTCGTAGAAGAAGTCCCGCATTGCAGACTTCGGCTTACTGAGGTCGTCCACCTTCTTCGTTACCGTCTTGTACTCGCCTGCGTTCTTACCGCCCAGATACCGGACCGGCTCGGGAGGATGGTCCAGCCGTTGCCAGTCCTCTATAGCCATTGTCTCGAAGGACTTCTTGCCGTCCTCCAGAACGGTAGGCTTCGACTTAATGTAAAGGTGCTTCTCCTCGCGCTGGGTGTAGGCCTGCTTGCCCGCCTCGTCCAGAATCGGCATACGCTTCTGATACTTGACCTTGCCCCCGAAGATAAGCGGGGAGAGATGGTAGCGATTCGACCAGTTAAACTCAAAGGGCAGGCCCTCGGGGAGGTACGCCTCAAGCTCCGTAGTCATCTTCTCCAGGCTGGCCCGCAATTCTTCCGCGAGCTTCAGGCCTAGGGCCTTGTCTACGTACAGCCCGTTACGTTCCATCTCCGTAGTAGCAATGAGGCTACCCATATTCAGGAGGAGGGACTTAACCTGTCCGGACTTGCGGGCCTTGGCAAGCTGGCCCAAGAAGATTTTCTCCGTGTTGCCGATGTCGCCTAGCCCGCTCTCGTCCCCGCACAGGTAGCGCATGAGGAGGCCCTTATCTATGTCGGGGGTATCTACCCCGGCTTCCCAAAGGGCGCGTACCTCGTCAATCTTTACGTTGCCACCGTAGGCCGTAACCATCTCGTCCATAGAGAGCATATGCGAGCTAGGTTCCATGCCGCGCAGCAGATATTCCGCAAGCTGACAGCACCACACACTACCCCCGCGTGCTACATACTCCATCCACGCCTCTAAATTTTGGGGTTCCCGCAGGGCGTGGAGTAAATCGAACTTGATATTTACGCCTACGAGGATTGTGGTTCCCTTTAGTAGCTTAGTGAACCAATCGAACGGTCTAGGCCCCCGCCCGAAATACTCCCCGGTAACGCCTGTGTCTCCCTGCCGCTTCCACCCGGAGGCTACGATAAAGTTAGCGGGGTGGAACGGGCTAGCCTTCCGTTTGTTATACGCCTTAATGGTCGTTTCAACGTCGTAAACAACGTACACGCGCTCTCCTAAATGTGTGCCCAAGCCTTCCGGGCTAGAACCATGCAAACAAGCGCTTTCGTTACTCCGAACTTGCGAGCGAAGTAAGTAGCGTTGAACTCTTTTGAACGCGGGACACACAGGGCGCGAATCACGCGGACTTGCTCCGCTGTCAGCTTGGAGGAGGCGTTAGTCTCCCCGCGAAGCGCTGGGGCGCGGCCCCGTTCCTTCTTGTCCCGCATGTTGTCGGCGTGCGTGCCTAGCTCTAGATGCTCGGGATTAACACAGGGCGGGTTGTCGCATGTGTGCCGTACAGACAGGCCCTCGATACTCTCCAGCGTGCATCCCTTGTGCAGACAGTAGGCCCAGCGGTGCGCCCTAACTTTCGTCCGTTCGCTGCCTACTCGCAGCATCCCGTAGCCCTTGTCCGTGAACCAGCCGCCCGTATGTAGGATGCACGGCGTACCCACTAGACCAATTCCCCGAAGCGGTCTAGAAAATCGGCTTGGGCGGTCGCGGGGTGCTGCCCCCAGACGATCATTCCGCGCAGCGGCTCGATGCTGTCCGTCCAGGACCAAGCCTGCTTATCCACTCCCATATACGGAGGCTGCGCGCGGGGCATGAGGTCCCGCCGTTCCGTTACCAGCATCCGAAGGTCCGCTTGCTTAATCGACGGGTGCAGCGGGAGGACGAATCCGAAGCGCTCCGCGATAGCGGCCTCTACCTTCGCTTCGATAGCGCGGTAATCCGGGAGAAGCTGCTTAAGCGGGCTGGACACATCGCCTAAGTACGCCTCGCTGGCATCGTGGAGCAGGCCTTGTAGGGCGTACTCAGGAGGCACGAGACGGGAGACAGAAACACTGTGCTGCGCCACGCTGTAGAAGCTGCGGGTGTGGCCTGTGAAGCGGCAGATACGGGACAAGGCCGTAGCGATGTCCTCAATATCAATACTGTCCGGGTCCGGGTTCGAAAGGTCGAAGTACCGGCCCGTGGCTGTGAGGATTACTGGGAGCACGTTACATATCCTCCTTCGCTCGGAAGCTAACAAAAACTGGATGCCGTGGGGACTCCTTAATGCCGTGGTCAAAATATTTGAACGTTACGAGGCTACCCAGTAACTCCTCGCGGTGCGCCCAGATATACGCCCGCTCAATAGCCGTAAAGCCCGTACCGATATTGAACTTGTGCGGGTGCGGAATTCCCTGCACCACGAGAGCACCCAGCGTCCCCTTACCTACTAGGCCCGCCTTTTCCGTGCTGCGCTCCGTGTTACCCAGCGCGTCCTTCTTCGCCTCGTTCCCGTTATGCATCTCCTCCACGAACCCGATAACCTCCGCTTCCGCGTCCGTAAATCGCTTGACCTTCACGAGGCCGCCCTCGCGTTCCGTGCTGCGGCCGTACTTGTACTTGCTACCGGGGTAGCGAACCATCATTCCCTCGTAGCCCTGCGCGAGGAATTGCGCCTCCCAATAGTCCAAGCTCTCCGCATCGTGTGCTAGGTATTGCTGGACAGCCTGTACGCGCTCGTCCGGAATCTCCGGAATGTGTTCCATGAGGCTAGCAAGGCGCGACTCGTAGACGAGAGATTCCAGCGCACAATCGAAAACATGGAACGAGAACGCAGGCTCTCCCTTGATACGCATAACCCCGGAGGTGGAGTTCTGCATACAGTTAGGGTCCGTGGGGCTACCTACCACAAGCTCTCCGTCCAGCAGGTCCAGATAGAAGGCGTACTCCTTCGCCCAGGCCTGCACGAACTCATTAGGGATAGGCTTAAGGGAGCGGCTGTACGCTACGCCGTCGAAGACTACGCAGCGGATACCGTCAATCTTCGGAGAACAGTACACGGAGTACCTGATAAGCTCCGGCTTCGTGAGGGTCGCGGCCAGATTCGGTTTAAAGCCAGTCGGGATACTCACTTATGCATCTCCTCTAACGCCTCGCTAATTTCCTTCAGGAACTCGTATTGAGACATGGCGTTAATTTCCCGCTCCGCGTAGCCCTCGCCCATGCCGTGCTTCCGGGCCGCGAAGTCCCACGGGTGCGCTACCTTCTCCAGAAGGCTACGGGGCTTCTCCAGAGCGGAGACCCGCGCCTCAAGGGCTTGTACTTGCTCGCGCAACTGTGCGCCGCTAATTCCGCCGTCCATTTACCCTCCAAAGAATTCACGCGTCCTGCGGAACAAGTCCGCGAAGGCTTCGAGCATCGGCCACAGCATCTCGGGCAGCGCTGCGAAGTCGTCCCTATCGAGATACTGGATTCGCGTCTCGTAGCGGTAGCCCAAGAAGACCTTCTCAATCCCGAAGACCGGGTACAGGGTCTCCGTAACGAACGTCCCTAGCTCCGTCTCGCGGATAACCCGGACCAGCGTCCCGCGTGTCAAGTAGTGCTTAGGGTCCGTGTCGGTCCCCGTCTGCTGGGTTACTATTACTCCGTACTTCATGCAGCCTCCGGCATTACCAAGCGGCAGCGTTCCCCGTCTAGCGTTACCTCCGCCTGCGGGGACTGCGGCATACCTGATACGTTTAGTTTGCTTTTCGTAACTCCGATGAATCGGGAGCTGGCGTAGAAGGGGTCGGCGGACTCGCCTACCATAATGATTGCATCACATGCACCCTGCTTCCCGGTCTTGCTGTCCTTGAGCATGTGGTCCGCTGGGAAGGGGACGCCTGCTGCATCTGCGGAGGTTTGCGAGGTCTCTAGTACGGGACAATCGTACTTAATGCCCAGGTCTCGGGACCATTGGTACATCGCTTCTAGAAGCTGGTCCGTACGCTGCCCGCCGTTTGCTGCGATGCCCCCAAAACGGACGTTATCGACCATATCGAAAATGATTAGGCCGGGATTGACCCGCTTGAAAAGGTCCTCCACATCGTGGCTAGTAAAGCCGTGGATGTTCATAACGCGGATACGATCCAGAGCGCCTACGGCCTGGGTGTACTCCGCCTTAAGCGTCCCCATCTGGCTTTTCCGGATAAGCTCCGCGTCCGTAACCCCCAGCGCCGCCTGATACGCACGGCGGACAATCTTCCGGCCCGCTCCCTCGTTGTTAAGCCATACAACGTGCCTGCCGTGGTCCGGGCCGTAGTAATCGTCAAACTGCGCGGCCATGTAGGTAATCTCGCCCATAAGGGAGGAGGTCTTACCCTTCCCAGGACGGCCCGCCCAGATAACGGCATCCCCGCCCCGTAGGGGTCGCATGTGTGCGTTAAGGCAGGACAGACGCCACGTAAGCCCCTTGTGGTCGATGTCATCTAGTAGGATGGTATCGATATCCTCCTGCACCCACGGGACGGATACCTTTCGCTGGGAGTACCGCTCGAATCTGTCCATCTCCTCGCGGAGGGATACGTACAAGTCCCGCTCCTCGCCCTCGCTCCAGCGGGTGATTAGGTCCGTTACGCGGTTCGCAGCCTCCGCAGCTACCAGCCGCTCCATAATCCCGGACTCCAGCGCGGCCTCGCACTCCTTGTTAAGGACGTTAGAGAGCATCGCAGCGTACAGCCCTAGCTGCTCCGCGTTCAATGTGGGGTGCTGGAAGACCTTGAACCAGAGCATAAACGGTTCGTGCTCTATCCGGGTAACGTCCGGGAACTCTTTAAAGTAGTCCCCGAAGTCCTTTAGAAACACCACAGACTTAGCATCCAGCGCGGCTGTGGGCACTGCTTTTGCCAGCCGCTCGTAGCGGTCTCGGTACTTGAGTAGCTGAAGAAGGGTAACTTCTATGCTCATTGGACCCTCACGTACAGAATCATTCCGTCCCACGAGGCCCCGACTTGCCGGTACTGCGGGACTTCCTGCGGGGCTACTGCGAGTGCGGCCTCCAGTGCCCGTTTAATCTGCGCCGTGTGTGGCCCCGGCTTGCTCGGGTCTAGCTCTGCCCGCGCTGCGGCTACCATCGCTGCATTTACCGTAATCGACTTCTTAGAAGACACTGGATAACCTCCGTGCTTAGTAACTTAGGGTCCTTTTCGGACTGGATATTGATAGCGCCTACGCCATACGAGCGGAGCGCTTTAAGAATAATTGCGGCCTTGTCCCTCCCCGTCTTATCCGGGTCTAGGAAGACGGCTACCGGCTTGTCTAACTCGATAATCCGCGTAGCTACGTAGTCGCTAACCGCAGTCCCTAGCAGGCTCCACGCTTCGAAGCCCGCCCGAGATACGCGGTACGCACTGAGTAGGTCCTCTGTGAGCACGAGAGCAGGCCCGCTGCCGTACTTGGCTACGAGCCGTGCCTTGTCTACGCAGGGGTTCAAGTACTTGCGGGGATTCGCCTTATCTAAGGTGCGGGCCTGCCAGTAGATAACCTTTCCGGCCTCGTCCCGGACAGGCAGCACCACACGGGCAAGGCGCGAATTCCAGAAAATACCTAGCTGCTTTATCTCTACGTTGCTGATACCTGCCTTATAGAGCCATACGCGGGCGTCCAGAGGCCACGCCTGCGGCTCGTACTCGGCTGGGAGGGGCAATGTAGCGTCCCAGATTACGGAGTCCTCTACGGACCGGATACGGGCTAGGCGGGCCAGCTTCTCCGCGAGGTTCTCGGCAGGGCGCGGGGTCCAGCCCTTCTCCCCACATCGGAAGCAGGACCAGCCCCAGCCGTCCCGCTTGTGGGACACAATCCGGCACTCTCCCGGCCCGCACGAGTGCGAGTATTTGCGGTGCGTTCCTTCCGGGAGAGACTGCGCGAACTTCAGGTAATCATCCATTCGCGCTCCTGTGGTTATCGACGTTTCAATACAGCCGCAGCACCTCCCACGAGCAGGGCGACTACCCCGGCCAGCAGGGCGCAGCCCATAACGAGGGCGAAGCCGATCCAGAGCGGGGACGTAACCCACAACCAGGACCACGTAGCTACTACGCCGATGCCCGCGAGCTTGAGAATCAGGAAGACGATAAAGACGAGGGTAGGAAGGGTAACTTTCATCCTCAGACCTCGATAGTCGCGCCGTGCTTCGCTGCTTCCGCCTTGGCGAACAATTGCGCCTCGCGGATTTTCGCGTCCGCCTCGTTAATCTCCTTGCAGGCGAAGGCGTACAGGTCTAGGGCCTTCTGCTTCGCTTCCAGCGCTGCGGAGAAGTCGGTCTTAGCCCGGTCGATAATTGCGCCCAGGTTCGCTACGTGCATCTCCACCACACGGGCACGGACCTTGATACCCACGTTACGGAGGGAGGCGATAGCTGCGAGGACTGCTGCGGTTACTTGGTGCATGGTCTTTTCCTTAATAATCCGGACGGACTTCGATTGATTGGATGTCGTAGTTTTTAACGCGTGCTATTTCGTCGTATTCGCGGTCCTTGAGGACAATCTCCTCAAACCCGTGGCAGACCTCCTGCACGCTTTGAAAATCGGCGTGCGTGAAGTCCCGCATATGCACCCTTACGCGCATTAGTTAATCGCTGCGAGCGGATCAGCAGCAGCTACGAGCGGGTCCAGTGCGGGGCCAAGCGTCCCGGTAAGGCCGGTTTGCGACGCGGTAAGCTGCTCGGCTTCGCCCACGCCCACAATTGCGGACGGCTCGATAACGTAAATCTCCTCGTCTGCGCCCTCGCCGGCCAAAATCTTTACGCGCTTGCCCTTGTCCGTCTCGAAGACTGCGCGCACCGTGCCCGTGTACTGCTTGCGGGTCTCGCCCCGGCCGTACATAAACTGCACCGTGTCACCCTGCGAAAGGTTCTGCATTGCGTCCGCTGCCTTCTGGGCTGCTTCGAGTTCTGCGAGCTTCGCCGTGTCTGCTTCGATACGTGCGCGGAGTTTTTCAATTTGGGTCATTGCGGAGTCCTTAATTTACAAGTGATTTGAACGGAGAGAAGTACGGGTACAGCAAGGAAGAAAAGCGGGCTACAAATTGCGAGGATCAAACCTCGGAGACCTCGCGGACGATAGTCGTAGTCTCCGTAACGCGGAGGACCGTAGGGGCCGGGACGGCGCGGAGTTCGTAGCTGTAGTCGAGTTGTCCATCATCTCGCACGTACTCCCGTGCTGCCTGCTCGCTGTCGAAGTACAGCGTAACGCCCTGCCCGCCGTTCGGGTAGCGCACGGTAATAGTGTGCTGCTGCTTCTCTACGAGTTCGAAGCGGCGCGCCATCGGCGTGTTGCAGTCCCCGGAGTCGCCCCTGATACGAACGCCCCGCCCGTCCACAGCGAGGACCGTGTACTCCTGACCCTCGGTAATGCCGTACCAGCCCTGCGACTTGATACAGCGGACCTTATCGCCTGCCTTGAATGCCTTTTCCATGTGTATCCTTGTGTGGTTTTTACTGTGCGAGTTTGAAGCGGGAGACCTTGTACCAGCCTTCCGGAAGTTCTTTGAAGCGGAACGATAGCCCGATGTTCGGATTGTCGTAGACGCCCGAGACCGTGTACAAGCGGCCCACTTTCGTAGGCAGGGACTCCGAGGAGCTAATACAGCGCACCTTTGCGCCTAGCTGGAATGTGCGGAACTCGTTCATACCGCCTCCAGCGTGGTAGTGGTAACGCGCGAGACCCGGACCGTCTTAACCAGCTTCGCAATGCGGTACTCCTCGCCGTGCAGGCCGTAGCCGCTCGTAAGGTGCTCCTCCGCTGCTTCGAGAGTCGGGAACTCGGAGGCGAACCCGGAGATAAGGTAGATGTCCTGCTCGGGCTGCGCTTCTTCCGTGACAAGCTCCAGCGACTCGGGCAAGTAGCAGAACGCGTAGGATTCCCCGTCTACGGAAACCGAATAGGCCCCGTTCCCGTAGGCCTCGTACTCGACCGTACCCAGCTTCCCAATAAGGGGATTCATCTCGGCGTCATTCCAGAAGAAGCCCGCGAGGTCTACCTTCTTGACAATACGCACGCGGTCTCCGGCCTTGAACTCCTGCGGCTGCGGGACAAGCTCGTACTCGTCCTTTGTCAGGACGTTAAGGTCCGAGACATCATCCCGAATCCGTACGGTATCGCCTATCACGCTGTGTACTTCGTACACGTTACCCGGAGTAATGTCCGACCAGCCCTTAGCCTTCTCCGTAGCCTTAACCTTGTCGCCTGCCTTAACTTGCTTGTCCATTTTCATAATCTCCGTATTGAAGTGCGCGAATCCGCGCGAATTTGTATCCGTTCTCGAAGCCCGACTCCTCGCCGTCTTCCTTGCCTAGCTGGTAGGCCGCACGCATGAGGACAGCCGCAGCGATTACCGCGAGTACCGCCCAGAGGTACGCCATGATTAGTACAGTTTCGGGAGCGGCTTAAGGCCCAGCACGTACGCTGCGAACTCTGCCGGGGTCATATCTTTTACAGGCTTGCCCATGAGGACTCCTTAACTTGAGGTCGCAATAAAACAGCCTTGGAAGCGCTGGTCCCGCCCACGGCTACCGGCCTTGCTGCTGAGTTCCTGCCAGCGGTCGGCTCTGTGTCCATCGATGTACGGGTAGCCGTGCTGCCACTGGACTAGTAAGCCGTGCTTCTCGGCCCGCGCTGCAATCTTCTTCAGGACTTCCATCGTGAGCTTGCACGCTGCGGACTGGATTACCTTCTCGGTAATGCTAGGGGCCGCGCCTCGGATGATTCGGACCATGTTATGCACCTGCCACACGGAAGCGTTTTGCAATCGAGAAGCTGTCCTCTGCTTCCTTGCTGTGGGCCTTAACGGCCTTGAGTGCTTCCGGATGTGCCCGGAGGAATTGTCCCGCCGTGTGCTTCCGTTCGATGTCGAATTCGCGGCGGGTTTCGCGGGGAGTGCGGGCGGCTTGCTTGTTTGCTTGCATGGTAGTAGTCCTATTTGTCTTGGGTAGAAAGATGTCTGTTTGCTGCGCTGCTTACTCGCAGAGGCTCGGGTTAGCGCGGAGGAAGTCGAATGCGTCCTTGCTCTCCTTCAGACCGAAGCCGCTAGACTCACGGAAGGCCTTAATCCACGGGACGGCGTGGGCGCATCCCGGATACGGCTTGCCCACTTGCGCGGTAGCTGCGTGCAGGTCCGAGAAGTACACGTACCGGCCCACCTTCTCGTTAAGCTGCTTGTGCAGGTCCGCACGGGAGAGGACTGCGGGAGTAGCTGCCTCCTCGCTGAACAACTTTCCAAAGACCTTCTCGGCTGCTTCCGCGCCGTAGTGGTTCTGGACGAGGGCCACGGCTTGGACGAATTCGGCTACGTATTTCATTCGGGACGCTCCAAAAGAAAAAGCCCGCTCGGAGGCGGGCAAACGGTAAAAAGGTATGTTTCTAACTGTTACAGGAGACGCCCTGCTCAGGTTCTCCGTAGTATTCCGAACTTTCTAGGCAAAAATAAACGCGCGCCTCGGGGTCCGGATGTCGGCTTGCCCCAAGGCCATAGCTAACAGCGCTGCACTCTGCTCCTCGTAGCCGACCGGGCCTACGTACTGCACGTCCAATTCCATAAAGACGCCTGCTTCATCCTGCCCGCCTTCTGCATTGAAGCACTGGTAGGCGTACCCGGCCAGCGTACAAACAACATCGAACATCTTCAGGTCCGGCTGTCCATCGTTACGAGCGAGGGAGAAGTACAGTTTATTTTTCATGGGGTGGATTGTTGCTCGTGCTAGTTACGTTGCGTCTGCTGCGGGAAAGGCTCTGCGGCCGGTTCTTGCTGCTGGGTATTCATCGTACAATTCTCAGGTTCTACACTACGGTTAAGTAAGCGGCCTGTATCGTATCAGGCTACTTAACGAACCGTGGTTCGTGATTAGGTTCGGGCTCCGGCAACACCTCACGGTGTACCCATCTGCGCCCCTTATCCTAATCATCGGCTTGGTTTCCCTCGGCAACTTACCCTTGGGACTGCTCTCCCCGACTCCGACACTTTATCCCGTTGCGCTGGGCTGGTAGGCCGTAACCATCTGCGGTGCTGCTGTCCTGCTTCGCTTCTACTTCCTGGCTCGCTGTGTTTCGCTGCCATGAACGTAATGTACGCGGGGACACTAAGGGTGTCAACAATTTTCATAAGGTATGTACAAATTATTTGTAGGACCGTTGCTGCGCTTGGGTTCTAGCCTGTGCGGCCTGCCATACATGCACTGGGAACGCACGAATTGTATCGTTTGCTTACATCTTCCAAGGACTCGTTACCACGATGTAGCATTTTTGTAGTACCTGAAAGAAAATTGTTGACGGTCCGGGACAGAATAGGCTAGATTCGCGCGCATCCACGCACACGCACACACACAATATGAGGAGGGATTAGTGGCAACAATTACCCAGCGGGACACTGGGATGTGGCAGGCCAAGATTCGGCTAACGGGACACGTTCCCGTATCCGGGAGCTTCCCTACGCGGGAGGACGCGGTAGCCTGGGCGAAGCTAGAGGAGCAGCGGCTCCGGGCTAGGCCCCCGGTTCCTGTGTACTCGCCTACCTTGCGTGAGATAACAGAGGCCTATAAGACGCACCACGATACAGAGCCGGTCCGAGAGACCTTAGCTGCTATCGTGCAGGCCGGAATAGCCGATGTCCCAGTAAAGGCACTTACTCCGGAGAGAGTCCGGCCTGTGTGCGACTTAGGGCTATCAGATACTTTAGAAGAAATAATAGAACACTCGCGTAAGTGGCTGGGTGTACGCATCCCTCAGAACCCGGTAACAGCCTCTTATTCTGACGAGTCGGACCTACGCTCTAGGAGAGTTACGGCTTATGAGGAAGACACTCTAATTAATGCGGCCAATCAAACGAAGAGCGACTACCTAGCCCCCGCTATAATCCTCGCATTCGACGCGGCTTTAGAAGTTTCCGATATGCTATCTCTCGACTGGAGTAATATCTATTTGAATGAAGGAGAGATACGCCTTAATGGGAAGCACGGCCCTCGTATAATCCCGATGTCTGAAAGAATTAAAACGATGCTACTTGCTCGCGGGCCGAAAGATTCAGGCCTAATATTCGACGGACTTAAAGACAACACTCTCAAAGTGTCCACGAGCCGCTTAATAAAAAAGACAGGCCTAGCCAATCTCAAAATGGGCGACATTCGACACGAGGCAATACACAGGCTATTGGAGCAGTACCCACTTGAGAGGGTCTGGAATATGACCGGCCATAAGTCCCTAGCCTCGCTCCAGAGGTACGTTAAGCCGGTTTCCCAGGACTGAGGACCAGCCCGAAAGGCCCGTACGCACATCCAATAAAATCAATGGGTTACGGGCCACATTTCACGATGTAAAACACTGCACAGACTTGGTAGGAACGAATCCTATCCGTGCGGTAGAGTGGCCCGCAGCACTCCCCGGCAGGAAGCGGCCTGCCCATTTAATTCAATCTCTTAATAAACTCCTAGTAGCCTCCCGATAGTTCTATCCGAGGAGCGCAGCGACGAGGAGACAGAGTACTCTAATAGGATTATCGATAATGAATAATAAAGGTAATCCGATTAGGCATAGCCGTATCCAAGGTAGAGCAGGGATAGAGCAGCGTAAGCGTATTAGGCTTAGAGATGGTTATAAATGTAGACATTGCTCTACAGTTATTAGAGTAGGTGAAGTAGACCATATCAAGCCATTAGAACATGGTGGGTCTAATGATGATAGTAACCTACAGCTACTCTGTTATCCATGCCATAACCTAAAGACAGCCTTAGATAGAGGCTATGTTCTTAAGTCTGGTAGTACAGAGGATGGATTACCTACCTCTAGTCACCATCATTGGAATAGGTAGATATGGTAATAGCTAACCCGGTATTGTTCCTCTTTGGCCTAGTCCTCCTTAACGTAGGCCTGTCTAATCTTATCTATTCCATTAGGTCTAGAGCTAAGTAGGCCAGTGCATCTACAGTGCTAGTCCCAGTGAGACATACAGTGCAGACTTCTATAGTTCTACCAGTCGTGACTGAGGACTACAGTAGGACTATCAGTGCATAACGATATAAGAACACTCTAACCTTATAAGAATAAGAGTTCGAAGCATCTAGTACCGTGTGGACTGCTCATATATGAGGCAGGTAGGTAGAGTGTTGTGATATACCAACACTAGGCCTGGTCCATTGCAATATCTGCATTGTTCCTACCTTTGGCCTGTCAAAGTTGCCATAGAAATCCTCAATGACCGGGGGGATAGGCTAAATTGGGGCTATCGTGGCCGGGGCAT